AAAAGGGCACCCAGGGCAGCCTTTGGACAGACAAAGACTTTGATGACAGGATGAGAAAACTTACATCTAGGGCGACCAGAAAGAGTCTACAATTTTCTGGTGTAGTAACCCCCGATGAGCCGTTTGCGCCAGTAATCACTAATGAAGATTACGACCATGCTTTTAAGGTTTTACAAGATTTCTTTGAAATGGAACCAGACTTTTGCAAAATGCTCATAGACGAATCCAGCTGGGAGCATACGCATGGTTTTGAAACTCCTAAAATTAAGATGGTCCCGGTAGATGAAGACAGTATCTCTTTCTGATTGCTGCAGCGAAAAAGGGCTGCAACCAATAATCCAGACTCGGCACGTGATGCCAGAGTTAGCGCTGACGCACGTCAACGCATTTGAAGAGCCACTACCCAAAGACTCCAGTTATCGTGCTGCAGTTCTGTACAAGTGTGCAATGCAGCGCCGAGGCGGACGTCAGGGGCTAGAAGTAAAAGTTGGTTCAATCACGTCGACAAGCCCATTCTTACAAGGGGTTCAATCCGTTGGTTCAATGCTTGTCCCTGGAGACACTGCCCCACTGCGAAGCCCAGTACGGTCAGGACTAGCCAGGCTTGTTACCCCCGGTGGTGTTCGTGGTGCCAACCCTTTTGCTTATGGCAAGCCAAACCGTGGCTACAGATGCCCAGAGGGTTACCAGTTCGGCGGAAGATTCACTGACTCACGTTTTTCTACATGCGGCAAGCAGTTATTTGACCTTCCAGGCACGATTGGTGCCGTAATAGGAACAGCGCTTAGGCGGTCTGCAGATTCTTTAATTGACGGTTTTAAACCCACGACAAGTCGCGTGGGTGCGCTTTCTGTGTCCGGAGACATAATTCAAAGCAGGGCACCACAGATACCTAGAGTATCTTCCCTCAATAAAAGAGTAAGAAACTCCAATACAGAATCAATCGTCTCTGCAATGTCGAGCGTTACGGAACCGTACAGAAGAATGGTGCGTCGTGATGGATTTGTTCTTGAGCCAGTTGTTAGCAATGCTGTGCTACGAACGATTCCTGACAACAGAGACATGGAAGGTGCAACGTTCATACAGACAGCTCTTGAGCCGAAGACGATTGGACAAGACGAACTAGGTCTACTTTCCAACACAGGAATTCAGAAGCTTGTCTATGTCCTTAATGGTGGCTCAACCCTTAATATTGAAAAAGCCAGGCCCCTGACTGTTGGTGAAAGACGCAAACTCGGTAAAACCGTGAATGTCGCAATGAGGGCCGACAACAGTTCCGACCCAGCAGCAAGATTGAGACTTGTAGCAGAAGAAATGGGCGACGCTGTTAGATATGAAGAGTCTTTCGAGCAAATATCAAACCCCAACGAAATAGTTGTGGCAAAGATTCCTGGCTCGAACGTTAAAACACGTGTGAAAAGATGGGTTTATGAAGCGTTTTACGCCAAAAAACCAACTAAAAAAACGCCAGCAGAAGTAGATACAGAGGACGGCGACACGCTGTCCCCCGGCAAAAAAATTGACAATCTTTCTGGAGCCGTACGTCACTTAAACGCAGGCGGTTCTTTAGAAAATATATCTAGCGCAATTCGCGTAGAGGCTCTAAGACGTAGTCGACTTTACAAGACTGGGAAACTCAAAGAAGGAGTAATTCTTCACGAGCGTGCAGATGGACAAACTGTCTTTGAAATGAAACCGAAAAAAGACTTTGAGCATCTAGGTGCAGCATTTGCATCAGAAGTGCAAAGGTCTCTAGGTCTAATCGCGCCAAAAGTGAGGGTTGCTGGAAGCGGAAATAGGCGTCCGTATCTTATTGGGGAAGCACAGGATGCTGCCACCAAGGGCTCGCAATCACGTTCAGACGGTCTTAAAAACGTCGCTGCAGAGGATTTGGTTGGACTGGCTATTGCTGACTGGCTTACCGATACATACGGTAGGTCTCCGGCGAATATTGCTCCGGTGAACATTAGCGGCTCAATGCGTGCTGTCTCATCAATAAATCCGATGGCTGGTTTGCCGACATCAAATGCTCGAAATGTAAGAGTCAGAATGGATTCTTCGATTGATGATTTTTTTGGCCAGCAGTTGCGCGAAATGTATCGCAAAAATTTCGAGCGCTTGCAGGCTGAGCAACGCAAAAAAGCTTTACAAATCATTGCTGCATATATAGAGCGTGCGCAAGATATAGACTTTGCGGACATGAGAAGGCGTCTAACTTTAGACGGTTCTTTATCTCAGGCAGAAAAACGACACCTTGGAATTATCGAAAACCTTTTTAATAGGCGGCTTGAAACGCTTCGCACGTCGCGGGCAGCATTTATAAAAGTTCTCGGTCTAAAGTAAAATGAAACAAATTTCTCTTGTTAAAGACAAAATAGACGGGTCCCCTTTTGCTGTCCTCCTGATAGACAAAGGTTCTGTCACGGCATATGGCTCTCCTGGACAAGGAGAAGACTGGGCAGAATGGGTCAATAGTCAAGAAACATCCGTAGAAGAAATACAAGATGTTCTAGATGTTCGCCTGGTTGCTGAACCATCAATTCCAGCAAAAAAATTTAACGAGAGCTCAATCAGTAGCTACTTAGGTCAAGAAGCAATGGACTTGCTAATGGCAGAGTTAAATAAAAAAGCTCTGCTAGAAATAGTTCAAGTTAAGTCAGAAAGTCAGCCGCAGGAGTATGACGAGGAAGACCTTCCGGACTACACGCCCATATCGGTGTGGCCGTTGTCTGAAATATCGCTGGCTTCCATAGATGTTGCATACAAATCTCAGCTTGCTGATTACAAGGCTAAAGCTTTCAACGCCGACAGAAACAGGCGGGCGCTTGCTCTTGAGGTGAAGTGGGCTAGAGCTATTTGGGATAACGACCGTCAAGGATGGCGTTGCCCACCAGAGACCACCAATGGCGGCCAGTTCACTAACAGAATGGGTCTTGGTTGCACCACTGGTCTTGTTCGACGTCTTGGTCAATCTCTGATGAGCATTGAAGACAGAAATAAACTTCAGATGCAGCTCCCAGGACTAGAAGACCCGAGAGGTTTCCTGTATCGCTCTGGTTCATTAATTGACCAGCGAGCAGAAACTAGACAGCGTGAATTTGCTGACCGACAAGAACGTCGCGCAGCACGCCGCGTTCGCAGTCTTATCGAAAAAGAAGGAAAAAAAGAACAAGAGCGTTTAGCTAAAGAAAACAAACGCAAACATCGTTCTGGGGAATCTCTAAGAGATATTTATTCAAGTTTTACGCCAGACGCAAGCAGAGTGTCTCGCGCACGTGCTGCTGGAGCAGTAAAGCTTCGTCGGTTTGCATCCAACGTAGAGCAAGAATCACTCAGGAATATTGGGGCGAGTCAACAGCGCAGAGACCGCAGGGTTAGGGACGTATCAGAGGAAAAGCTAGACAGTAAGAAGATACGCAAGCTCCGCGATTTTGGTGGAAAAATACCTGGTTCAAAACTTGGAGGCTATGTCCAGTACGACAAGATGATGGCAGACGACAAAGGGCAGGCTGTCGACATCAATGGCGAACTCATGGTCCCTCGTGTTCTTGTGGACATGGATGAAATGCACTCTAATCCATACTACGGAAGAGAATTTTTAACAGATGATTCCGGTAATCAAGTAGAAAATTTCCATGCCAATCATAAGTGGGTCACCGTAGAAGAAGTACTCGCTATGGCGTCTATCAATCGCGCGACCAAACCAGCACATGACTGGATTGAAATGCGTAAGGGGCGAGGTTTCCCTGGTGATGAAACCATTGAGTTTGTTGAAGCAAAAGAACTTCGTAAAATTCAAAAAGACAATGGATTTATTGGAGTTCGGTCAAGCTTAAAAGACAAAGGCAAAGGCCGTTTTGACGGAGACACTCGCGGCAAAGGCAAGAAGAAGACAAAACCAGCGCAAGGCGGCTCCATCGGCGACATGGAATTTGAGCCAGATGAATTGCCGCCAACCGTCGCAAAAAGGTTTGGAGATGCATGGCGCGATAGCAGAAAACGTCTTGGTTCGTGGATTGCAAACCTTGACCCCTTGCTAGATGAAGACCAGAAAACACGTCGCGAAAAGCGTCGCCGCCAAAAAGCTTCAAAATCTAAAGACTCGAGCGCCATAAACGGTGCAAACATTCTTCAGTCTCTATTCTCTGATATTGATGACCCGATAGAGGCAACCGTGCGATACGCACAACTGTCCAACTTTAAAGAACCAGAGTTCAGAGACTGGTACGACTACACCACAAACAACAAACCAGTACCTGAGCGTCGCGAAGATTGGAACTTTGGATTCAATAGTGTAATTGGCGAACCGACACCTCATTTTGCTCGGCTCAAAAACCTTATAGACGGAATAGTGTCAGAACACGCCGCTGGCGTACTGATTACAGCGGACGACTCAGAAGACCCCGATATAACCAAATTTATTTTTCAAGATTACGACTTCAGTACAAAGTTTAGGTCTGGTCAAATTGGGAATGTATACAACGTGCGTGTTGTAACAAGGACTGATGGCGTTGAAGAAGTACGACAAATAGCTGTAGATTCAATAAGTCTAAATCGCTGGACGGATAATCCATTAGACGAGAACAGACAACCAATTACGGCAACTGATGCAGGTCTATATATGCTGTGGTCAAACACAACGTTTTTAGATGTTCCGGAAGATGTCGTAGAGAGAGCAGCTAGTGGGCAAATGCCTACGTTTGAGCTCGTAGAGCTTGCTGCGAAACAATGGGTGGACCCAGGGTATCACGGTGCTCAGCCGCCTGCTTTCTATTATGACCAGGCCACTAAATGGCACGAACATTACAGGGTTATCGGCTTCAACCAAAAGGGTGCTCCGCTATATATCAAGGGTGCAGGCGGGAGGGGTCGGACCGGGTCAACGTCGGTACATATCCCTGGCACATCAAATTCTGTCGTAGACACGAGAACCGGTGGTCTTATTTCTGGCCGCATGAGCCAAGAAACAATAATCACCCCAGAAGGTCAGCGAGCCCTAGACGACCCTAATGTGAATATTTGGACTGGTGAACAAAACTTTCTGGTGCTTGACGGAGGCCCTGCACCCGGGCGCGGACGCCGGCGTCGTCGCACATCTGGTCCTACGCCCCAGTCTCCTGGTGTTGTATCGCGCTTCCTTGATGGAGAAGGTCGCCAACTAAGTAGAGAACGCCGCAGCGCAAGAAGGATGCTAAAGGGGCGTACACCAAAAGACACACGCCCGATACGTCAACGCATAGAAGCTGCGCTGTATGAGAGGTCACGTCGTCGGTCAGGCGAGCCAAGACCCATTTCAATGCAGGCACCGGATATCGACATAAACGTTTACTCCGACGAGCTTCGCAGAATGGAAGAAAGCGGAGAGTCGATAGAGGCACGCAATGCACTTCCACCGATAGATGGCGTATATGACTGGTTGCTCCCAGATAACTTTTCCGCTGGCAATGATTGGTGGGGCTCTGGCGTAAACCAGCAACGAATAGACACCCTTAATGCTTCATTACACGAGCTTGGAGGTTCATTCTTCCCGCTCGTATCGCAACGCGATATTGACCGTTTGCCGCAGCTTGCTGAAGAAGGCAGAAAGTGGCTAGAAGACATAAATGACCCTGACAAGGATTCTGCTCCTGGAGAAGTATCCAACTGGGGTTTTGCCGAATGGAAAGAGTATGGAGGATATACATACGTTTACGATTCGAGGAACGAAACAAAACCGCCCATTGCAATCGTAAACAACGAATCCGGCACAACGCACATGATTGGCAAAGATGGCCAACACCTTATGACTCTGGTCACGAGAGTGGCTCCATCTGGAGAAACTGTATTTTTGCCCGTTGGCTCAAACTCGACGCATAAACGGCTCGACAACATCACTGAGCAGCCGGGATTCTTGCAGACAGTTTTAGGTAAATTCCGTAGACGCCAACAGCAAGACATAAACCCAGAGCAGATTATCCCTGGTCTTCGTTCCAGAGAACGAGCATTCACTCGTGGCGACAATACAATTGAGGACGTTCGTTCCCAGTTTGAGAATGGGACACCTTCAGATACGTTCCCATACTCATTCGCAACAAAGCAACGTACTGGCGCATTAGCTCCAACTTCTCTTACAACTCTTCAGGAGGAGTCACTACTAGAAGAAGCGGATAAACTGCAGGTACAAATCGCCGATGACTTTAGACGTCAATTAGGTCTAAACAAAAAAGACCAACTGACCGAAGAGGCAATCAAAGACCTCATTGATGACCTCCAACGTCGTGGCAAAAAACGCGAAGCTGGAATTGCAACAAACAACCTTCACGACCTTGCCGTACTTGATGACATGTTGCAGTCACGAGACGTTATGCATGTCAACAACCTAAAGCCGGGCCGCAGGCATCTACTTTTAGGCACAAGCGTAAACCCAGTACCAGACTCCGAGCAAAAGCGCCGCCGCGCAATGACGCCAGACATGATTCACGTTTCCAGTGATTCAAGAGCAATGGATTCAAGGCTTTCAGACAGAGGGGACACAGACCCAGCAACGTCTAAGAGAACATATCCGAGTGGAGCAATAAATCTCTACGAACCGTCTGAAGAGTCGTTTACGCCTTCATCGCCAAGGCCGCAAACTGGACCAGCCCTCATTCCGGGGGAGGGCGATGCTACTGGAACAATTGTTTATCAAAACGGAATGTATTTTGATACGTCAACAAACCGTTACGTAGAAGACTTAAGTGGTCTCGATTTTGAATCAGCAGACTTTGTCCATGTTCCTGTTCCTTTAGAGGAATCTTCTACAAACGGAATCGACGATTTAGGCGGGGAGTTTCCTAAAATTCTTCTTACTTCCGGACCTGGTGCTCCTAGTCGACAATCGGCAGTCATAGCTCCTGGAGTTTCAAGCACGAATCCAGAAGCCGCTCTTACTTCTAGGCCAGATGCTGTTAATGCCGTCGTAGCAAAACCGAATTCATTTACCGAAGCATTTTACTTAGTAAGAAATAGATGGCGTCAGATTGCCGCAACAAAACCTGCCGACCAGACTGAGCCATACCGAAAGCTGACAGACAAGATTGGCGCAGACCCAGCTCCGACTGCATTTATGCTGTCGTCGCTGTTGAGCCCGCTTCTTTCTAAGGCAGACGGTCTGGAATCAGAAGAAGGCGTGTCTCTATATTCAGCACCAATTCATTCCCCTACGCTTTCCGGTAGCGACAATGCCGCAGGAATATTGAGGGCAATAAGAAACGCATCAAGAAAATCACCAACAGAAAACGGTCTTTTCTCTGATTACTTACCTGGTTCATCAGGCGACATTGTCTCGCATTCTGGTATGGCAGTTGGGCCCCACGCACCCCGTGGGCAGACGGTACTTGACGCAATAGGCGTATTTGCTGACTTGCCGTTTGAGACTGTTTATATACCGAGCACCCAACCAATAGCTCCAAATGTGGCGCAGCACAATAGTTTAGCGAATGCAAACCGAACATTACTTGATACAAAAATATTCCGGTCGCTGAACGCTGCACTCCAGTTGGATTACGCGTCGCAAAAAATGCGTCAGCTGCTGGATAGCGGCACACCACAAGAAATAACTGGCTGGAACGACACATGGGGTAAAAGATTCGGCGGAAGATTTGACATAACACAAGCAGATATTGAGTCTGTCGAGCAGCTACGTGATGCAGCGTGGCAGCGTGCGGCGGAAGACCTTTCGTCCGTTGCTAAAAATGCTGGTGACCGCAGAAACGACTTCCTTAACCAGTGGCGTAATCGCTCCCAATTCCGCCCAGAGAATCGCGAGATAGACGCTGAGCTCAGCATTGCCACCGAATACATCACTAATGGTGTTATTGCTGAGCAAGCGGAGTACCTACTCACTAAGCACATACTCACCAATCCACGAATAATGCAAAGCCTTGCTCAGTCCGAGCTTGTATCTTTAGAGTCGCGTTCAAGAGAAGCGAACAAGAGAATGGAGAGGCTCGAAGCTATACGTAGTGCGCAAACCGCACTAGGTAGGCGCTCTATGCCTGGGTATTCACCAGAAGACATTGACCCCATTGAATTATTGCCAGTACTTGATAGACACGGTGATGGTGTTGTTACAAACGCATCACTGCGCGACCCAGCAGAAATAGTCGAAATATTGTCTGACCACAAATCTCTTGGATTTGGAGCTCCTTTAGACATAGACCCAGCAACTGGAGAATATGTTCCATCCATTTTAACCGACGACCAAATGGAAGCATTGGCGCTAATAGATTACTCAATCCGTAGAAATCTAAGCCAAGGAAGTCCAGCAGATGAATACGGATATACCGGCATGCCGGAAGCAAACACCGTATTTGGACACCTAGAGCTAGACAATTTACCTCCAGAGAACCTAACTGGCTGGCAACGCCAATCCCCAGGAGCCGCTGCAGTATGGTCTCTTATGGAGGCTTCTGGATTCAACGGAAACCCACTATTGCTTGATGTAGAAGAATTTAAAGAAATAGCTAAAATTGAAGATTCATCAGGAAAACGACAAACTCTAGTTGTAACCAGAGGTATCGATTCTCATGGAAGAAACTCAGGAAGTTTTCTCACCAACTTGCTCCTAAGAGCTAAACGCTCGCTTCTTGGTTCAGGCGGAGCACAGCATGGAACGGGAGAATATTGGAGCGCTCAGCCTTTTGAATGGCGCTCAAACAGTGAGTCTTCGGCAATCGGAATGATTGTGCGCGGAAATCACAGGGTAGGTTCGCATGAATTGCTCGTAGGTACCGACAGCTCAGCAAGAACTAACGGCTCGAATGGTATCTTGTCGGATTTATTTTACGAAGCCACGTGGGCTGTTGCAAACGCACTTGGTGCAAGAGGTTTCGGCAGCGGTACAAATCCTAGTCACGGACAAGAATACGCAGCAGATATCCCAGTTAATTCAGTGAAAATAGACCCTGTTACCGGACTGTATGACCAGGCCGACCTGGATAACCTACAACTAAAAATCCTGGAACTGACCAGGGCGTTTGACCCATCACAAGGCCTCGGTAGCGCTGGCCTGATGACCCTTGAGAAGTGGGCGGACAGAAGAAATTTTGTTACAGATTCCATAATCCCAGACCTTGCTGGTGGAGCTGCAGCTTCAAACTTCGACCGCAATGAGTCAGCAATCAGGGAAAGGCAATTTTTAAATGCCTGGCTTGGCCAACACTTGAGCTGGATGGTTCAACTGGCACAAATGCGACGAGATGAGTCTGACCGGGTCAACGGAAAGGAAAACGCTCAGTGGAATAGGCGTCTAGATGCTGCTCAGCACTCCATCGTGATGATGGACCCAAATGCCAGAGCAGCAATGATGGGGTATGACGTTCTGATTAGACATGACCAGAACAGTCATAACTGGAGCAGCAGGAGTCAATACGACACAGACGCCAGTTATAGGTTTGGCGATTATGATTTCTGGGAGCAAGACAGCAGCAGAATAACACTCCATAATCCGAAAGTGTTGCTGATGTTAAACAGAACAGCCACTCCGATGCTGAGGCGTGTCCATTCTTCTCAGACATGGGCCGTTAGAAGCAACCGGAGCGGAGGGCATTTCCTTGATGGGTCAGGACTGACAATCGCAGACATATTGCAGGAGATACCAGCAAATCCAACAACACCTGAAGAACAATATATCGCCGATACTCTTACTAGGTATATAGAATTATGGGGCGGACTATGAAATCTATAGATAAATCATCTTTAACGTCAGACGAATTTGCAATGTATTCACAGAGCAAGTTAAAACTAAAACGAGCCGTGGAGGACATGTATCAACTTGCTGAGTTGCCTCCATTTGCTTTTGACAAGACAGGAAAAACTCCAGAACTTGCTGGGGAATTCATACAAGACATAAATGAACACCTTCGAGACATTGATGAAGAAGATTTCATCACAGATAGATATAGGCCACTTGTAGACATAAAAACCAAATATGAAAACGAACTCAATGAAGCTCGCAAAATACGCGACAGTGCGCCCAAGCTTGGCCTAGCGTTAAAAAAATGGTTTGAAGACAACAATCTACGAATGGACGAAGCGATAGCGTATTTCTACGGCGTGGATTAAATATGCTTATTGAAAACGAAGACGAGAAGCCTAGGAACAGAAAGCTTCGACGCAACAAAAAAAACTGGGAAAAGCTTAGAGAAAAACCAATTGTCGCTATCGATACCCTGTCTGGTGGCGGTCTTGTTTCAGGTCAAATATCGGGCAAAGCTCTGGGAGGACGCATAGGTCGTCGTATTGGTGGAGCCTCTAAGCCAATGGATATGAATCCGACTACAGCAAGAGACGCCGACATGGACGGAATGGTCTTAGAGGGCATACCAACAATTCGCCAAGGAAGAGGAATGCCAGACCCCACACCGGGAGGCGAAGTCGCCGGCCGAATGGGCAGGGAGCAAAATAAAGAAGAGTTTGTAGGTGTAGACAAGCTTTTGCGCCAACATTTTTCACAGTTTGCAAAGTTTCAAGAATGGACGAAAAACAAAGATTGGAACGCATTCCATAGAAACCATTTTGACTGGTGGATGTTTCCAATCCCTCTCGGTTCTAATTCATATAGGGATGAGTACAACATTGCCGGGGAACCGCTAGAAGAACTACGGCAAAACAAACGCTACATGGCAACGCTGGCGAGCGCAATGAGGATGTACACACGTTCAATCGGCTGGGACATGGACAGTCAAGAGTGGATAAATAACGCCGAAATAGAACGTGGGCAAGAGCCAGTTAGAAGCCTTAATCGTGCTCGCTTACTCAAAATTGCCCAGTCAGCTGAAGCTCATGGTCTAGATAATGAACTTAGCTCGATGAGCCACATGGTCAACGACATGCGTTCGAACGGCATCCCAACCGGAAATGATGAATACTGGAATTCTATTTCTGGAAGGATGAGCAATCCTGATAGACCAAATTTTCCACTTAACCCAAAACAAGGCGACACTTTCTCTTCAGATGACCCAGAAGATACAAGAATATGGAAATTTGATGGAAAGTTATGGGTTAGGCAAGACGGAGGCGGAAGACGCTCCGCGACAGTTGGGTTCCGTAAAGCCGGTGGCAGCGGGGGTAAAAGTATATCTCCATCAGCTTCTTCTATTAGGGCTGGTTCAGAAAGAACTGTAAAATATGGTTCGCCAGCTTTCGATGAGCTGTGGGAACGCCGCGACAAAGAAAACGAACAGGCGGACGGCACCAACCTAACATTTGACTGGAAAAATGAAGAGTCAAGGCTTTACTACTTATCAGTATTTGGCAAATTTCCCAATACTCATCCTAAAAATAGAAAAAAAGTGGGATGGGCAAAATTTGGTGGGGGTAACGAGCCTGGGAATTATTCTGGGGGAACTCACTCCTGGATTGCTGCAGTAAAGAATCAATTGCGTGAACTTGGAATTTCACTCGTCCCACAAGAACACCCTAAAATGGGGGACCAATATGGAAGCTGGATTTCTTTCTCCGGCAGCCCTGGTGCGTCTGCTGCAGAAGGAGCATCAGCAAAACAGCTGTTATCTCATCTTGCAGAAACAATTAGCCCTGATACATTCTATGAACACTTTGAAGCTTGGATTAGAAATCCATTTGTAACAGCACAAAAAAACGGCAAAGACGTTGGCGTAAGACTTGCTTTCAACAATGATAAAGAAAAGCTTTTAAATGAATACCGGCGTAGAGTTATAGCGCTACGAGATGCATTGTACTCTCATTTTGGTAACGAGGTTGACGAAGTTGCCGAAACAATGGTTAAGCCCCTAACAGACTCATCAGGAAAATCCAGCACCAATACTGGGAACGATTGGGTAGACCTAACAGAAAATGCTAGATGGGCTTCCAACTTAATCAAACAACAAGTATCAAATATTCTTGAACAAGAAAAACCTCGCAGCGAAGAACGCCTTGCATATCTTTTAGATTCGCGACTGCAATCAAAGCTACCTGATGAAATAAGGCAACAAATACGAACATCTCCTAGTTTTATTAGAGGCTTGCTTCAAGAAGAATTCAAAAACAGGGACTGGGGGAGAGGAGATAATTTCTCCCAAATAGATTTAATGCCCTCCGTTGATGACGAAACGGTGTCCCTGATTGAAGAATTAGCTGACGAATTTATAGAAAAACTAATAAGCGAAAATGCCGATGTGAGCGTAGTAAGTGACGCAGATTCTAAAAATTTCATTGATTCATTTGTTCAGGATTCCTCAATGCGGACATCCGCAGCAAAGCCGATGTTGCAGAGCAAACTCAGCAACAGAATAGCTAGAGGACAAATTTCTGGGAAAATGGGAAATACCCCAGAAAATGACATAGAAGCGAAAGACCTTGAATACGACCCCGACACGCCAGAGCATTTAGGGAACCATTTCACATCGAAACATGAAGGGTACGACGTTAGGCCTAACCCTGTAGACAACGTCTTGGATGCGCGCAATACCGGCGCACCACTGGAGTGGCTCGTACCAGGTTCGTATCACCCAGAAATAAAAGAATTAGTCAATGGGCTGACGGACAAGGTATTGGAGCTTGGGTTTGCTAGTTACCTACAAACAAATCCAGACTTCTACATGGGCTCTAAAGATACCGCTGGTCGCGATGCAGCATCGGAATTCAGAGGTTGGCTCGGAGGATGGATTGGAGCAACTGTTTCCAAGATAATGGCCTTGGGTGATTTTGGTGAAGATTTTGAACTAGACGACGGTCATAGGGACTTCATAAGAAATTTCGTAGGAGACATGGCCGACACAATGACCCGCTTCTCTGACATACCGCGTGAAGACCCTGACGGTCGTGGCGGCAACACAATGCAAGTGCTTCGTGGCCTTATTTCTCGTGTTCCTGGATTTGGTTCAGGGGGAAGTATGACAAGCGACCTAAGTCAAGAAGTAAATGACATAGCCAGCGGACTAGCAATGCGGGCCATACACGCAGGGTTAAAAATCAACAACATGCAACGTATGGGTATTAGCGATAGACGTAGGGCGAACCAAGACACACTTGACTGGTGGAACTCTGCCATAGGCGCTGGCCTGCTTTCTACATCTCCTAGCGATTATGAGTCGATAGACGATATTGGATACGAAAACCTAATGAAAGAGTCGCAAGTATCTGTGGCCATGCCTATTAATGCTGTTTTAAATATGTTTGCTGATAACGAGTTTAAAACGCTATTTGAAACAAACACCAGCCAAGGCAATGTCAACACTTCAGCTCGGGCCGCAGCAGAATTTGCGATGTTCGGAATCCTCCCCTCATATAAGGGGAAGAGGCCTGCTTACGGAATTTTGCACGTCGGCGGGATGACAGAAGACGCAATAAAAAACACTAACCAGTACGGACCCATAAGAATTGTCCTAAACCCCGATATGAATGAAAAGGTTACTTGGACAGAAATTGACTCACTGTCCTTGATGTCAACAGCTTCAACGTTAAAGAACCCGTCACAGCATGGGCTTTTTGGACAAAGGCTTACTTCTGACACCCCCTTTACAAGGGTTTCAGCAGCCGACATTATCTCTCTTATCGAGCGTGGCCGAGATGTATCAAATAGCGCAGACGACAAGAGTGCCATAGGTAGGTCCAAATATGCAGAAGCTCAAATTCATTCAAAGATAACTCTGGAAGACATTCAATACATTGTCGTTGACGACACCGACTTTAGATGGGGGGATATTGATTTTCCTCCATTTGGTCCTGATGGGATGATTCTGATGCAGGACGACGATGGTTATGAGGAAGCAGCAGATGAATTTCCCGATGACATTATGGATTATGAAGGATTTATTCAGATATCCAAAATTGCAGAATCTCTTAACATTCCCGTTGTTCTGCTCAGTGATATAACAAATGCTGGCGAAGAGGTGGTGAGGCCGTGATTGAGCTATTTGCCACCGGGCCAGGTGGGAGACAAAAAATGTTTAAAACCCATTCCGTCATGGTTGGAAATTCTCCTGTCTACTTTGGATACATACTCAGGAACGGCGAAAAAGGTGGAATAATTAACTTATCGTCCGTTGTTGCCTCTAATCCAGTTTGGACAGTCGTTGACGAATTTATCGCAGATACTAAACCAGAGTAGAAGAAATCTTTACAAAACACATGACTGATACGCAGAACATAGACATTGAGCAAAAAGACGTTCTTGGGGCTCCGCGCAGAGTGCGCACTACCGACCCGGACGTTTTCTCTGACCCAGAATCGGCCAGAGTTGCTGCGCGACGTCTTGGATGTATTGGGATTAGAAGATATCTAAACCGCTCAGGCGGAGAGTCATGGATGCCATGCACCAATGAGTCCGACTACAGAAAATATAGCGGGATAGGTGTTTCTGGTCGTAGGTTCCGACGCCAGCAGCTGGAAAGAGATATCAGGCAAATCACCGGCCGAGGCAAGCTTGCAAAGAAGACTTTAGAAGAAGCTGTCGAAACGAAAGCAAGCAAAAAAAATAACTACACAAAGCCGGAATTGCGCGAGAGAATCAAGCAGCGAATTATGGCTGGCTCTGAGGGTGGAGCCCCCGGACAGTGGTCTGCAAGAAAAGCGCAAATGCTCGCTCAGGCGTATAAAAAAGCAGGTGGCGGATACAAGACTGGCGGAAAAAGCAAAACGCAACGTTCGCTCTCTTCGTGGACTAAAGAAAAATGGACCACGAGCGACGGTAAAAAAGCTCGCAGAGGTAGCTACACCAGAAGATACTTGCCAGCTAAAGCGTGGTCAAAGCTGACACCGGCGCAAAGAGCGGCTACCAACAGGAAGAAAATACAGGGTTCTCGCAGCGGAGAACAGTTTGTCCCTAATACGGATGCGGCAAGAACGGCACGCAAACGTTCAGTTAGGGGCGTAAAACACGTTGAGTTTTATGACGGCATCGAAACAAAATCAATCGATGGTCTGATAGAGGAAAAGGCATTATCTCGTCGTTCTTCCAGAAGAACTCTTAGAACTCCTGGTGCGTTGCGTCCTAGATTGGGAGCAACCGGACAGGATATGAATCCCGCAACAGCGAGAGACGAAGACCTAGACGGCTTAGTTCTTGAAGGAATTCCCACAATTAACCGTGGTCGCGGTGTAATTGACCCAACCCCGGGCGGAAGACCGAGTCGGTGGGTGCCAAGAATGCGGCCTCAAAGGACGCAAGCGCCAACACCGGAAGAAAAACCTCAGCCTCGTAGGCAGTTGCTCCAGCGACCAGAAAGATTGCCAAAACCAAAGGCTGAAAAAGTACGCGAATCTAAACTTAATTGGCTCCCAGAAGATGCTGATAAATGGACAGAAGACGATGCCCAGAGGTTGCTCGATACGCAAAAAGCTTCCGGTCTTTCTTACGGTGAATTTGCAAAACAGAACGGACTTTTTGCTAACGACGTTCGTGAATCAGTAGAAAGACAAAAGTCTCGACGCAAAAAGCGCATCAGTGCTTTTCGCAAAAATAACCCCAAACTTTTTGCTGCTGTTAACAGTTTTGGAGCTGTTAAAGACGAGGCAATGGAAGCGGTTTCTAGAGGAAAAGTTAACAACTGGGGCTCACTTGTTTCATGGGCGTTTAAAGACAATGACTTAAAGCGCCAAAGACTAAACGACAGGGCGGTAAACGACCTATTTAACAATGTGTCAAATGGTCTTGACCCAGACGGAAAGTCAGATGTAGTTCTTGGTTTTGTGCCGTCGCGCACGAAACAAGGAGAAATGACTAAGACTTTTGCCCGAGCAAACAATCTTCCCGATGGTTTCGTTAGTAGATACAAGACTCCGAGAACAGCCATACAGCCAGCTAGAAGAATTACTTCCACGGCCGAACGAGCAGAACGTCGTGGAGAGCGACGCGTTGGAAGAATAAGCAGAGACATAGAGGCAACAGCTAGGGCGTTTGAAAGGTTTGACGCTATTTCCGGCCGCATGGGTGGGATATCAGGACGCATGGCAACACCGTCTGGCCCAGACTCACAGTGGAAAAACCAAGAAAAAGCACAGTGGAAAGCCGGTCAGTGGCGTAAGAGGTTCCTCTTCGATGAAGCCCTAAGTACTGCAAGGGTTAATTTATCACCTGAAATGCAGACACATATTGCCAAGTATCCTGATGCCGCAACTGCAGCAAGAGCAATCCTTGACCTATCTGACCAAGATTTAGACAAGCTGTTCAAGGGTCATAATGACGCGCTCAAAGCAGCGAACGTAGCCATTAAACCTCCAAGAAAAGATGAACTTCCGCTTCTTCCGTCTGAAGTTGCTGCAGCAGCACAAATCAAACGTCCTCTCGTTAGAAGCTTCCTTGATGAGTACAAAAAAATGGCACCGAATGGGACTTTGTCACGTCTTGATGTTGACGTACTCTCTAATGAAGACATTGAAGAACTGTTTAATCGCTACATACTGCCAGAGATGGTCGACCCAACAAAGCTCGATGCTGCTGGTGTAATTGATGTTGCCCAGAGAATTTCTCAACCGGGCCAAGAAAATTCACCGCTGCGCCTGCTGGACAATCTTGCATATATGGCCGGCGACGATGCGATGAGCCTGGAAGCAAGAAGAAGAGTTCTTCAAGAAAAACTTGCCGCTGGTGTTGCTCAGGGAACCATGACCCCGGCTCAACAGCAGGCAACACAAAATGCGCTTGATGCCCTAGATGAAGAACTAGCAAAACTAATAGCTGACTACGAAGCTGGAAAGCCTTTAGATTCGTCTATACCGTTGCAGCCTTTAGACGACCCGAGGCAAATGCCAAGATGGGCTGGCGGACGTAGGGCGCTTAGTTTTGAAGACCCAGTAACAGCAGATGATTACATCATGTTTTTGTTGGAAAACAATGACATTGGCTTCCACCCAGAATGGGGTCCAATCACCAAGCCTGAATGGGAGAACTGGTCAGAAGACATACAGGAGAGGGCCGCAGAAGCAGAACGCGTCTATAGAGAAGGCGGAGAACTAGAAGCTAAAGACGCCATAGACGCTTTGAATGCAGAGTATCAGCAATGGACACAGGTTGGTCTTGAGGCAGGATGGATTCAAGAGCCAGAAGAAGACGAAGAGTTTGAAGAACCGCAGCCTGAGCGCCCAATACGTGATGAGTTTGGTGTTCTCGATGAAGATTGGGTATGGAACACAGAACACGGTTCCCCCGAAGAGCTTGGCGTAACCGACGACCCAGCAACGTGGGCTCAACACCCGGACAACGTCGAAGACGACGGCGTAACCCTAATCCCACTTGACGAACTAGAAGAATTGATTCTCAAGTATGCGCCGAAACAGTTTCAAGCTGACCTTCTCGAAATACTAAAGCCAAGTGAGTGGACAGACCCACACAACGGTCATATCGACCAAAGATACATTGACCTCCCGCCCGAATTAATTGATTATTTTGTCGGACAAGCAATGGGAACAATGCCGCCGACCCCATCAAGCTCAGGACAGATGCCAACACCAAACCTTGGTGGAATACAAGGTGATGGAGTTGGACTTTCCGACCCGGGCGGACCAAGACTTCGCAAGGGCATACCTTTTATACCAAGGAACATCAACTGGGACTCTGCATTGCGCATGTTCCAGCGAATTCTAAATAAACAAGGAAAACAAGCATCGTCAAAAGGCTCTTATGCAACTGCAAGTCGCCAGTATGACCCAGCACTTGGTGTTTATGACGACTGGGGTGCACTACAGCTACAGAACCAGTTTGTAGAGGCTGCAAAGGAAGCCCGCGAGCTTTACGTTACGGGAACTGGACAAGATTCTCGCAAAGCTCGAGAGCAGGTTTGGAACCTTCTTCAATCAGGAAGAACTCCGCAAGAAATAAGCCATGAACTGATTATTTTTGGTGCAGACCAGCCGGACACAAATAGGCCTCCTCAGCCAATTGATTTGCGTGACTTGGTTAAAGCTGCAGCAACACAGTACGCAATAGATAACAACATCAAAACTTCAGATGTAACAAAACTTCTCAATGCAGCAGACCAGGCTTTCAATTCTGATACAGCGCGTCAAGAGGCGTTTAGGAGAAGCCAGCTTGAGCGCTTGCGTGACGACCTAACCCGTCTATTTAGCGGCCAAAGCCCACAACAAATCATTAGCTCTATTGATGGTCTGATTGAAGAAACAGAAAGAAAGAAATGGTTTGCTGACCAGGCATACAGAATTGAACGCGGACATGATGCTCGGTTAAGAAAAGCCGCTCTTGACCTTGCTGAGTCATATCCTGTTCCAACCGCTCGTCGCGCAATATTTATGGAACCAGATGGGACCATAACTGACAGCCCAAGCCGTAGAGCAAAAGCCCTCTATCAGGAGCCATACACTGGCGAAGTAACTGATGACGACACGAGGGGATGGCCTCAGGCGTTTGATGAAGGTTATGACCCAACACAAATAAGTCGGGCACGCCATGCTAACCGCATATATCGCTGGTGGAGACAAAACTGGGGTTACATCGAGCGAAACGAAAATGGTGAAATTACTCGCGAATATGTAGGTCCGCTGCAGGGAACACTAAAGGCTCATCAGCTTCACGCACGTAAATACGGAAACGAAGGTCTTGCTAGCAGATTCTCGAGTCCAGCAGCTTCGTGAAGTAAAAAGAACCATAGAGGGGGCGCGGCAAGAGGGTCGAGGCATGGGAATATCTGGCTTCATGCGAAGCGGTGGGCCGAACCTTTACGATGAATATTCACGGAAAGCAGCTCGCGTACTTGTTTCGGGACGCCGCAAAAACAAACCTTCATCAATGCTGCTTGGCTACGATTCTGACGAAATGCCAATTACAAGAGCAATGAGGACGGCATTTTCTGGAGGAAGTGGGAAGTTCCTTGGAGCATCTAATGAGCATTCATTTGCTGCATTAATGAACCCCGAGAACGTTGACTACTTTAAACATCTATCACCGGTGGAGAAAGACTACTTTAGAGCCCTCTACTCAAATCCAGACTTTGTCGTTGCCGTATCAAAAGATGTGACTGCACCGCTGCCGAACAGAACACGCGGTGCTTCCACCGTCTCCCCAGACGAAGCAATAATAAATGCATTCCGTTCGTCTATGGATGCAACGCGACCAACGATTTCTGGTCAGATGGGATTGAGGAGAACGCTAAGCAACGCTAGCAGAGTTGCAAGATACAACCCTGAGAGATGGCAGCGAGAATATTTAACAGCTAGAAATAGTTTCCGGATGACCTCGCCTTTCAGGGGCAAGAAAAAGCAGAACTACAAGCTTGAACAAATAACTCTGAAAGACAGCGTTTTTAAGCCAGTAGAAGGTCTTTATCTTGTAGATGCAGATACAAAAAATGTTATCGACGGACCTTTCAAATCAGATGAATTAGGTTTATTGGCCAGTGAAAAAGCCAAGGGCGCAGAAACAAGCGTTATATCTAAAAATTATCCTCGTCCATGGGAGCAAATGCCTGAGATTCAGGAGCTAATTGCTAACGGCGTGAGTAATGAATTGCGTGATTTTATGACGCTGGACTCACACAAGATAAGCGACATACGCAGCACTGTTTACGACACTATTGAAGGCAAAATTAACCAATATGCACTAGACCTTGATAAGGGCGTCCCACAGAAAGCGTCAGATACGGCAATATTTAGTCGCGACCCTGATACGGGGGCGCTAATGGTTCTTCTTATACAAAGAGCGTTCGGTCCACACAAAGACGATACCGGTGCATGGGTTCTCCCTGGAGGGTTTGCTGACCCTGGCGAAACCGCACTAGAGACAGCATTGCGTGAACTAGAAGAGGAAGTAGGACTAAAAGTAAGTCCGACAGATGCGCGCGTTAAGCAGATAGGAACAATAACAGCACCAGACTGGGATGTGCGCTTTACAAAAGGCGTAGAGGTCAGTGGTACTGCGTTGTTTGTATCTCCAGACGCTGCCTTTAAGGCTGGAGATGACGCGCTGAGAGCGCAATGGTTCCCTGTTCAGGATATAGCGGACGGAAAACTTCCAATCGGGTTCGGACATGTCGCGTGGATTAAGAACGCTATGGCTCTGGAAGTTGATGACCCGGCAAACTATGGTCCTGACTACGAAAGTTTAAGAACAGGTTTAGACCGTGTTGAAAGAGCAACGCGTGCTAGGAATAAAGAACTAATTGAAATTTCAAACAGCTGGCGCAAAGAACTGAATAAAGGCAGAGCAAAAGCCGACAAGATAAAACTTTTTGACGAAAAAAACCTTGGTTCATATTCCGCTTGGGAACTAGCTCCATCAGACGACATGATGAGGCTCGGCTCAATATCCCGCATGAGGCTAATGGGCAGAGAGGTAACTCCAGAATCTATTGCCGCGGACGTAGAAAGAACCCGTGAAAACCGTCTATCCAGAGTTGGTTCAAATTTTGGTCCGTCAATATCTGGACGCATGGGTGAAGGGTTTGAAAACAACATGAACGACATGCACTTAAGAGGCATGTCGTCTGACGAAATAAAAAATAAGCTGCGCCAAGAAAATGGCGTCAGTGAAGAGGATATAAATCGTTACGTTCTCTATAGCGGAATACAGTTGTCTAAAACTTCAGACAATGTTTCAGCTTCAGAGCGAAAAATGTTTGACGAGATGATATCCAGCGGAGGCTCAATTAGAGACTTGGCAAAAAAGAACAAAATATCTTTTACGGAAGCAATGGATGTTGTTGTAAAAGTAGAGTCTTCAATCGGCAATAGAGAGCCGGCCATAAATGCAGCATTGCGCAAAGCAATTATGAATGATTCTTTTATTTCTGGAGCAGAAAAAGCGGCGATGGTGCAGCGACTACATGGAGCATCGCGTGCCTCTGTAGCAAAATTTATGGGTATGTCGGTGGAGCGATACGGGGAAGTAGAAGCATCGATAATAGACAACCTAAAAGCTCGCAACCCGAAAATGTTTAAGTCTGCCGGTGCATGGTCTTCAAATCCAGAATCCTTATTTGCAGAACAAGATATTTTTATGCGTTATGTTCATGGCAAGCAGCCACTAAACCGCATAGCAGAAGACCTTGGCATGACCGAAAAAATGGTCGATGGCATAGTAAAGCGATACGCCAGATGGAAAAATTCAAATGCTCCTCTAGAGAGAGCAGCAATCAAACAATCAATTTCGCAGTTTGGTTCAGCATTGAACGCTGGTGAAATTCAAATGATGCGTCGCTTGTCGGACGGAGAAAATATATTCCAATTCTCCGAAAGAACAAACATGCCGAAGAAAGCTGCAATACGCATGTATAACTCGGCAATGCGTAAAATGCATATGGAATCCGGAGTTTCTCCTCTTTCAAGAAACTTTGACGCCAACATATATAAGGCGATACCTAAAGAGTGGATTTCTCCGTCATTCTTGTTCGAAAAAAATCCACCGAAGGCAACTAGGGCAATATCTGGCAAAATGTCAGACGTAGCAAAGAGCGCTAACAAATTTAACGCAGAAAAACGTTCTTACATGACATCCCCTATGTCTGCTTTGCGCGAAAAAGTAAAAGATATTCGCCAGGAAATGAGAGACCAAATACAGAATCTTTCATCTACGTCGGCTTATATGCATCCAGTATTTGGAGGGCAAGAAGGCATAGACAAAATGGCGGCGCTCGGTGCTTACATAAAAAGGACAATAGATGAATCTGTCCTAGAGGCTGTCGTGGATGCCGCACGAAAGTCAGGCTCACGGTTTTCAGGAGATAGAGAAGAAATTGCTAAGCGAGCAATGAATAAAGCTCGCAAATCTTTGATGGAAGATTTGTGGATGAAGAGAGAAATGATTGATTTTTCTCTCGACATGCATGAAATGATTGAATCCGCATCTTGGCCATGGAGAATGTGGCAGCCAGACAGTCCTGAATGGCAGCGCCATAGGAACATCCCAGAGCTGATGGAAACATACAAAACGAACACGCCAAAGGGTCGCCAGGCATATATAAATGCCGGCTTCTACATGCCGCTTGGCGATAATGAGATGTTTGAATTCCTAAATGCTGTCGAGGAAAACAATTCCATTAGCGGGAGAATGTCAAACCCGAGACAGTGGGCTCAATCTAGAGACCTATACGACATAATTGGAGTTTCGGAAACAGCAACAGACGAAGAGCTAAAAAAAGCCTTTAGAGCTAAATCTCGCGTGCTTCACCCAGACGTTAACAATTCTCCAGATGCTACTGAGCAATTCAAAGAACTTGGATTCGCATGGGAAACACTAAGCAATAGCAGGTTAAGAAACCAATACGATTCATGGCGAGCAGGACGAACTTCACGCCAATCTTCTTCGGCGAGACCAAATAACACAGACATTGCTGACGATGACATTGACGTAAGTCAATACACAGACCAAGACCTATATTTATATGACGATAAGGGTCGCCTATGGCCGCGGCATAACGCAAATAGAGACGACTGGCCTACCGCTCCGTTTACTCAGTCAACCGTGTTCCCGCAACGCCAATGGGTCGAAAAAGAATTTGACGAATGGTCAGACTGGACTCGCCACGGCATACAGCCATCACGCCCAGCAGGAAGTGCTCTATGGGGTGAGGGTAGAGGTACGCGAGACCTTGGTGGTGACGGTGAGATTGATGACGATGGACAAGGAGGACCTGGCCCATCTTCTGGACCTCGTGGGCCATTTAATCCAACTTCAGGTAGCCCTGCTAATGCCTACTTCGTAGAACAACAAGTTAGGCGTGACCTTGGTCCGGATGCAACTGACGAAGAAGTGCTAGCTGAGCTAATCAGGAGAATGACCGGTGGTGGGCGTGGCCCATCAATGAGCTCTTCTCCTGGTTCAATATCGGGTCGCATGTCATCGTCGTTCCCTCCTCTTGATGACAGCGTTCAAAAACGTCTTGGATTGCAAAATCTTCCTAGTTCATATGACCAATCTGAACTTACGAAACAGCATCCAAAACTTACGTTTGATGTTTACAAAGCCAACATTGGCGAACCATCTGTTGAAGTAACCACAACATTTGGCGGAAAGTCAAATGTCAGCAAGTATCGCTACGACAACGTTTATCGCCCCATTATTGATGCATTGGTAGCAGGAGTACAACGCCCTACTGGAGGAAAGCGTAAATTTGTTTCAGTTGGTGGGCCAGCTGGTTCAGGCAAGACTACAGACAGAAAAACCGGCGCTCACAATATCCCAACACCAGGGTTTGCGCTCCATGTTGATGCTGATGAAATAAAAACCCTTCTACCCGAGGCAAGAGCACTTCATGCTGCCGGAAACCCAATGTGGGCGAATGCTGTTCACGAAGAATCACGTGTAATAGCGGACCTTGCACTGCAAGAAGCGATATCTCAGGGTCTTGACGTTGTATACGACTCAACTGGACAATACAACTCTGGTTTTGAAACTCTGCAAGCAGCCAGGTCAGCCGGATACGACATTGTCATGCACTACAACACGGCAACGCCAGATGCGCTTGCGGAATCACTAGAACGCCGCTCCTTAACAGACCCACGTAGCCTTCCTGGACACTTCAACAGCGCTGTAATGGGAAGAAATAGGCAAATAATGCCATCTGTTGCAAAAGCAGCAGACGAATTTTACCTATGGGATTCGACAGATATATCGTCTCGTCGCCTTCTTGCTTCCAAGCCATCAGCTTCAAGCCCTCTTGAAATTAAGCATGAAGACGCATATGTCTATGCTGATTTTGATGAAGCTACTCAGAAAGTTAAGCGAGGTGGACGCCCAACTGCGCGTCTGTTCCAAAACCGATATGCGGCAGAAAGCCCAGAAGGAAAGGCAATAGAGTCATTCGATGCCGGCCAGTCGATAGAAGATATAGCTAGCAGCTCCGACATGTCAAAAGACAGAATATTCAACGTCGTGACAACTGGCGTAATTGACCCCAACATGCAATATCGCCCACCGGTACAACCTTCATCAAGACCTCTGATTTCCCCTGAAAAGAAAATTGATGACTTTGTATCAGATGACGCGCTTGAGTCAACATGGAAATCACTTACCCCAGCACAGCAATCAATTGTTAAAGATGTTTTGAACAAGACACCTGGAGCAATGGACGCATTTGAAAATGAAGAGCTCCCGATGGACATCATTATCTGGGCAGCACAAAACGGTGACATATCCGGAAGAATGTCAAGTGCCGGTATAAAGAAATCTGCAGAAAATCAAGCTATTTCAGGCAGAGAGAGGTCTGCAGCCAGAAAAGCAAGACAGCTTATTGCAAATAAAGGCAAATACAGCGAAATAAAAAAAGCAATGAAGGAAGCTTTTACCGGTGTAATAGTTGGGAATAAAGACTACATAGACAGAACAAAAACAAACAGAGGCAATGAGTTCAATGTAATTCCTATAGACGTGAAGGTAACCAACACCGGCGACGGAGGTTATGACAGGGGTGGCTATACCATCCCAGCAAACAAAACGCGCATAGAAATATCTGGACTGGTTTTCCCCAAACATTTAGGGACCAATCCAAGTCAACTTAACGATAACAATAGCCTTGCATCTTTTGACAGGGTTTTGTACTTTGACGACAATTCAGCAGAAGCAGAACACAAGGGGATGGTAGTAAAATTTCAACAACAGGGACTCGGTATAGGAACCGCACTAAACGCGCGAAACGAAGAAATATACAGAGAATTGGGCATATCAGAAATATCTTTGTACGGAGATAATTACAGCCCAGAAGGACTCTTTGGAGCATCACACTGGCCGCGCAACGGTTACTATTGGTACGACGAGGATGCAAAAAACAAATTTCTGAAAAAACTTTCTGAATCAGTAAACGATATTTTTAGAGGAAAGTTAGGCGATTCTGAAAGAAAAACCCGGGATGAAATTAGGGCGCTTATCAAAAAGTCGCGCAAAGACAAGTTTGGTGAAGGCGTTACCCCCGAAGAGCTATTGGCATGGGAAGACGATGGCGTAACACTTCCTGATACAAGAATTCGCTACAGACGTGCTGTTGAACCCGTATCCGTTTCCGGCAGAATGGGTGGCTCAATATCTGGTCGAATAACTCAACCAGCAGAAGGCTGGGAGTCTTTCAACAGCAGAAGAGAGATGCGAAACGCTCCTAAATATAGAGGCAAACCATGGAAAGACGTAAAAGAAAGTCTTGGTGGAGAGCCATGGCCATTCAAGGGGCAAGCTTCTCAGTTTGACAAAAAAGGTCCTCCCGGATTTTCGTATTTCAAAGGAACGGGCAACGGTCTCCAGCCTGGACAATGGGTTGACTGTCTTCTGTGGAGAGATGAAAAAGGAATATTAAAAGGAATTGTTTACCACTACCCTCAAGACCTTCCTCTTGAGAAAAAAGGAAATGTAAACATCTTTATTTCTCCAGATTCAAAACGTAAGGGCATTGCCAGCACCCTTCTGTCTGAAGCAATTAAGCGTTACAACGTCGATTTAAGGCAGCAGCGGTATTCAGAAGAGGGAGCCAGGTTCGTAAACCAGTTTGTGCGCCGTCTTCCCGAAAACTCTGGCGGTCAAATATCCGGGAGTATGGCTACGCGCTACGACAAAGATAGATACTCCAAGGAAGACGTACAGGACGCCATACTGGATGTTTACGGTCGCGGTCTACAGGTCGCCGACGCCCTAGAGGCGCTACGGAACGAGTACGACATACTTATGGACCGTACAGATTGGACAGCACGGTTGACGCGCATGCGTAAGGCTGGGATTCTCGAGAGCTACCGCCTTCCCAACAAAGAACAAACGGCTAGAAAAATTAAAAAAAGCTTGACACAAAAATTTGTTGACAAACGAATTAGAGAAGTACAGCGTTTGATTAAATCAAGACCGAACTTGACCCATAAAGAAATTGCAGAAATAATCAACACAATGCCAATTCCTGACGGAGTGAACGTAGCCAGAATGACAACAGGCAACGTCACAAACATTTTAAGAAAAGGTGCATGACGATGGAAAACAACATTCTTTCCGATGACATTGAAAAGATTTATCTTGCTGCAATACGAGATGAAGATATGTCTAAGTATGGTGTCAAACAAACTCCAGAAAACATCGCCATGTACTGGCGAATGCGCTTTGCTGCCAACGATTTAGCTAAATCTGGCGACGCTTTACAAGTTCCAAATTAATACTGTTTTCTTGCAATACTTCCACTACAACAGATATTAGGTTTGGTACATTAGGTATCAGGAAACAGGAGCTGGGTGCTTACCTAAGCAGATGTATCTGACCCAAAATTCCAAAAATCCAAACTTTCTAAGGAGAAAGACAAATGTCTTACGACGAAGCAAGAGTACGCGAACTACAAGGCGCACTCAGAACAAAAATGGCCGAGAACAAGTCAATTGCTGATTCGTTCAAGGTTGAAGATGGCACAGTTGTTGTGTCTTCAGAACAAAAGTCCGCATTCGATTCAAACATGCGCGACATCCGTGAAATCCGCAGCCTCATCGATGGCCTAGAGCAGATGAAGGATGTTGACGGATGGAGCCGCGAAGAGGGTAACTCTGTCGCAGTTGAATACAACGCCAAGAGTGCAGAAAATGCACTATACGAAGCAGCTCGCGATATGGGCTTCAAGTCAATTGGTCAAATGTTCACCGAATCCCCAGAGTTCAAGTCACTTCAGGGTGGCAAGAATGGTGCAAACATGATTTCGCCTTGGCAGGCTGGTTTGTCACTGACAAACTACGGCGTCAAGGACGTTTACTCAGCACTTCCATCAGGAACACCTGGTTCGTTCGGTACCATTCAGCGTGACCCAATCGTCACCCCGCCAACACGTACCAAGCGCGTTCGTGACCTCTTCCCAACCCGCACAACGACAGCTGCTGTCATTGAGTACTTCCGCCAGCTTGGTTTCACAAGCGCCGGCGGCGGCACAAATGCTGCTGCTTCAGTTGCTGAGCGCAATGGTGGCAATACTGCTTTTGGTGCTAAGCCACAGTCGAGCATGGTGTTCGTCGGTGAGCAAGCCCCAGTACGCACACTTGCACACTGGGAAGCTGCACACCGCAACGTTCTTGCAGACGAGCCACAGCTCCGCAGCATTATCGACAACGAACTCATGTACGGTCTCCGTCTTCTTGAGGACTCTCAAATTCTTAACGGTGACGGCACCGGCGAGAACCTTCAGGGTGTTCTTCAGACCACGGGCATCCAGGAGTACGCATGGTCCGAAGGTGCTCACTTGCCAGTTGCTGACAACAAGGCTGACGCAATCCGTCGTGCTGCGACACTGTCATTCCTCTCGTACTACGAGCCAACAGGCGTGGTCTTGCACCCGAACGACTGGGAAGACATGGAACTCGCAAAGGACGACCAGGGTCAGTACCTCGTTGCTGTCTCGGTAGCTCTTGGTGGAGAACAGCGTATCTGGCGCATGCCAGTTATCGACACCCCAGCAATCGCAGAGGGCACAGCTCTCGTCGGAGCTTTCGGCACCGGCGCACAGTTGTACGACCGCGAGCAGGCAAGCATCCGCATTTCAGAGCAGCACGCAGACTTCTTAGTGCGCAACGCAATTGTGGTTCTTGCTGAGCAGCGTCTTGCTCTTGCAGTGAAGCGTCCAGAAGCATTCGTCAAGGTTGACTTCGACGCAGCACCAACTGCCTAATAACAAACAAAATCAATAGTAGGGCCCCCGGGATAAAACCCGGGGGTTTTGCTTTTGTGGGATAATTGCTATATGAACGAAAGATATTGGTACGGTGCCGAAGTACTTAAGGTAATAGACGGTGACACGCTAGATTTGCGTATAGACCTAGGGTTTGATATACACCACAAAATACGTGTTCGTCTGTATGGCGTTAATACCCCAGAGTCGAGAACATCAAACAAAGAAGAAAAAGCTCTTGGTGTTAAAGCCAAGGACTTTACCTCCGACTGGCTAACAAGTCATAAATGGGTATATGTGAACACAATCCCAGACAAAAACGATAAATACGGCAGAATCTTGGCAAAAATATACAGCTCTGAAGACGTAAATGACCCAGCTACAGCATGCTTGAATAACGACATAATTCAATCAGGACTAGCGAGAGAATATTATGGCGTCGGCAATAAGACTTGGACGGAATTCAAATGAAAGATAGCAACGCAATTATGAACATCATTGCATCCCTAATGAGCGGAGGCAATATAAGGATAGTCAAGGTCACAGAGCAAGCACCCGTACTCCAGCAAGAAGAAAAAGAACTGGCTGAAGCTTTGGTTTCAATTGCCAAAAGGCACGGCAAATTCAACCAAGACGGCAAAGGCATATGGGCCGGATATAAAAGCGCCGCTGAAAACCAGAAAGCTTCAATCGGGGTTAAGTGCTCAAACTGCGTACTGTACGAGGGCGGAAGCTCTTGCAAAATCCTGGCAATGCCCGTAGAATCTAATGGAAAATGCAGGTTTGCTGTCATTCCTGACGGAGTAGTCAAAGGTTATAAATGAGAAAATCAAAGCGTGGCTCTGACGACATATCGGGCCAAATAAGAGATGAAGTAGACGCACTAGAAAGAGAAATAGCTTTCCTTAAGCGCGAAATTGAATCCATAACCAACAGTTTAAAGTTCTATCTTAATCGCCTAGAAGAAGTTGAGTCTTCCCGACGGATTGGGTACTCCAAAGCTATATCAGCAAAGGATGGAGAAGTATCTAACGCCGGTATATCTAGCTATCTCCCTTCTGTAGGGCAGATTGCGCGACAAATTGGCGACATAACCAATAAATAGAAAAAGGCCCGGGCTGTTACACCCGGGCCATTCTCCTTGTCGGGTATTAGAGACCCTGAATGGCGTGTGTGGAAGCCGAGTCCTTGTCTTCGTAGGCAATTGCGACTGTGAAGCCGGTACCAGCAGTACCGGAACCAACCTGGTCTACATCTACAGTGATTACATCGCCGGCTGAAAACTCAACAACCTGTGCAGTTCCAGTTGTTGCAGTTGTTGCAGCTGCCGCCACTGTAGGGCGGTTTGCCTGAGTGGTGAAAATTGTTGTTCCACCGATATTCACATCGAGAATCACAGAAGAACCTACAGATGCGCTGATAAGAGCAGCTGTAACTTTTACGATTTTGCCGTCACATGGGGCTACCATGCGTGCCTTCGTACCTGTTGCTAAAACCTCGTCTGATGTGAGAGTGAAAATTGAAAATGGAATTGTTGCCGGCATTTGAGCTCCTTATTGTCGGTGGGATTGTCCCCACACAATAATACAGCACGCGAGAATAATGCGGTGGAGCTACTTTAAGTAATGGTTACGCCATTGTGAAGGGGAGTGGGATTCTTCAATCGAGGCACGATGTTCCTCGTCTTCATAGAGACGAATAATATGAATACACGGGTCCAATCCTTCATCAAACTCTTCATCTTCGCCTGGCGATGTTGGTAATCCATCGTGTGTATAACACACTGGCGGACCAGCCCATCCACGTGCAATACCCATAGACATCCACTCTTTAAAAGAAATTTCTTTCTTTTCGTAGTGTGAGTGGTCCATGTTTGGAGCGTCTTTCCCTACCATTTTTATCTTGCCCTTCTTATGCATGAATCGCATGTTACGAGTTCTTTATTGTGTGTTATCTGTTCCTTGGGTGGGTTAACCCAAGCACAGACAGTGACATCCACTATTGAAATGTCATCTTTATCGATTCGCTCTCCGAACCATAAGTGAATATGCTTTACTTCAAGTTTTTCGATTTTATTAGCTCTCGAGTACACGCCCATTACTTTACTCCGGATACCGGCCAGAAGTGGCCTTCCAATGATGCATTCCACCATTATTGTACAAGTGCAGAGCGACAGCAATGTTGCATTCAGGCTTGAGGAGAACTGTCATATCTCCTCGTTTTGACTTGCAGACCTGCGCCGTTACCGTTACCCATGAGCTATTAATTTGCAATAGACCACTGTCGTACGACTTCACGGCCTTGCATTTTTTGTATTGAACTGCAGGGGCAAGATTGCAGTCCTTATGGCTCATCCCTTTTCTGTAGTTCCAGCCAATGGCTTTGGAAATACAGCGCGACTCTCGCCACATGATGTAAGAAAAATCCTTAACAGGCAATTTGTATTGCTTGAGCATTTTCTCCCACTTCGGGCAACGTTTTTCTGGAGCAGTTTTATTGCTGCTAACACTTTGTGCTGTAACCCCACCGGACAAGTAAGGAATTGTGTCGTACGTCTGGATATTGTGTTTTTTAATGTATTTACGATGCGCTTGACGAGTCTTTGGCCCGTACCAGCTGTCCACCTTTAGTCCCAAAAAGACCTGCAAGTCGTGAACCGCTTTACTCTTTTCGTTCATCGTAAACTTAAAGTGCACAACATCTTTGTAGTTTTCGTAGTAGTACATCTTTGGCTTGTCCATGCGGTATTTACCGCTTGACTTGGACTTATAGCAACCCCAGCCGCCGAGACCAACTGGGTTTTGGTCCCACAGGTACTGAGCTGGGACACCTTGGCGTCGCGCCCAATCTGGGTCACGCTGAACCAACTGCTGGTAGCCCTCAACGGCAATACGGTTAGCGACAATTATCTGCTCTTCTCGCGTTGCCTTGTCTGGGGTGGGGGCAAATTGCTCTCCACCAAAACGCTCCCATGTCCCCATTTCTCGCTTGGGGAATTTGCTGTTGTTCATGATTCCGAGACCACCAGCCCATCGACCGCCATTTTGCCAATTCTGCGCTGTTTCGCACTGGGCTAGCTTGTCCCAAAATTCATCTGTTGGGTATGCGTGCTTGCGTTCTGTGGACGATTTTCGAAGGTCAAAATTTGAAGAACTAGTGGGGGTCTCCCATGCACGCGAATCAAGTGCTGACCGGCTAACCACCCCCTCTCCTAAAGAAGGGCTGGCGGACAGCTTTGCCGGTGCTGTCCCAATAACAACAATACTTAACAGGAGGATAGCGAATACACGCTTTGCTTTATCCAATGTTCGTTCCTTTGTTCGGCGAATATGACTCCGGCGCACCGGGCTAGTTAATACTTATCTATCTATTATACCCCAAGGGCAGAATTTGTTGCACCTTATTTAGGTAACAGTTAACAATATTCCGCCCTGAAGTCCTTGTTATATATGGAAAAACCGGCTGTGACCAAAGTCACAGCCGGTATCCGAGGCTCAGAACGGTTCTTCGTCGGCCAAATCTTCGCGGCGCGCAGCTGGACGAGCTGGCTTTTTAGCCGCTGTTTGTGGTGCCTTGCGTGATGCTGTCGCAACAGAGTCGTCTGCAATTCCAGCAGAGTTTCCACCACGACGGCGCTCAACGCTTTCGATTGCCATGGAGTGGATTCCGATGTTGTCAGCAGTGATAATCACCTTGGAGCGCTTTTCTCCGCTGTCCTTGTCTTCCCAGGACTGCTGCTCGAGCTTGCCAACGACAACAATGCGAATTCCTTTTTCGACAACGCGTGCAATGTCTTCCGCTGTGTAGCGCCAGCCTTCTACTGTGAAGTACGAGACTTGCTCCTTCTTCTCTCCACTCTCATCATTCCAGTAACGGTTGACGGCAAGACCAAATGTGGCTTTTGCTGTTCCGTTCTGGAAATACTTAAGTTCTGGGTCGCCAGTGGCGTTCCCAATCAATGTGACCTGAGTAGTCATTTTTTTTCTCCTCATGTTGTGGCCGTAGCCGATGTGGAACTAACTATAGCGCCAGTGATAGAGTGTTGCAATGTCAAACGACCAGAAATTTTCCCAGGCCATTTCGGCCATCCAAAACCATATAAAAGAAGAGTTTCTAGACATGACGGACCCTGGAGACTTGTCCGACAAGGACCTTATTGAACTAGACAACTCTATGGGCGAGCTGGCCAGAGCGGTTATCCATATCCTCGGCTTAGAGTTGATAGAAATTAAATCCGAGTCTAAGTTCGTCGTAGCTTTGTCTTTGCAGACAACTGAAAATATGGAATTATGATTCACGAAAGTCTTTCTAGCCTTGCTCTCCCAATAGAGTCGTTGCTACCTCTCGAAGGAAACCCCAGACGAGGCAACGTTGATGCGATAGCTGCCTCATACAATGAGTTTGGCCAGGTAAAGCCAATTGTCGTGAAAGATAACGATGATGGTACTTATACCGTTCTTGCTGGGAACCATCAACTACAGGCGGCCAAGTCTCTTGGGTGGACTGAAATGGCGGCAATAGTTCTTGATGCCGACGACAAAGCGGCAATAGCGTTTGCCATTGCAGACAACCGAACTGTTGAATTAGGACACACGGATGAAACGGCGTTATTCGAAATGCTGTCTAGCGTGTCAGATGACTATTCATATCTTTTTGAACAGTTGCAGTGGGATGATTTTGAAATAGCCGCCCTGTCAGAGCATGCAGAAAAATATGACGAAGACTACGTTCAGGGGTATGTTGCTCCAGAGATAGTTAGACCGATAGAAGCCGTCGCAGCACTTGACCCAAGTACTGGAGAGAAGAGGCTTGAGGCAAGGCCGGACATTGACACTGGCGTTGCTGTGTCGCAAGGAAGTACGGCTATTACATCCGGCGGAACAGAAAAAGCAGTAGTTCAATACACTTTGGTGTTTGATTCTGCTGCACAGCAACGTAGATGGTATGACTTTATTCGTTATCTAAAGTCTTCTGCCGTATATGGCGGCGACACAACAGCAGAACGTTTATTCGAATTTATAGAAGCTCACTCCGACTTCTAATTATTCCCACATATCATTGTGGTCACGCTCTAAGCGCGCGATGCCGTACTTAGCAGCAACAAACAATGCAATGCAAGCTGCAAACAACTGAAAAGTTTTAGTCTTTATAAGATTCACGGTCCCTGCAGTTTAGCTCTTCGAGCTTGTCTCTCATGACTTTCACGAGGTATTTTTCGCGCCATCTATCTCGCGACTCCGTCATTATGCGCAGCTCATTGTTCAATTTTTCGGTCTTTTTGTCTGACTTAAAGTTGGTCAGACGTCCGAGAACAAACGCGCAAAATATGCACATCGCCAATAAAACAATTTCCATAACACCCCCTAGGTGTGACGCTGCTCCCGGAACCACTTGACCGTGTTTCGAAGATGCATAGATATCCATAAAAAGCTCATGGCTATAAATCCAGGCTTATTGAAAATTATAGAGTATGCAAGCCATGGTAGGGAGTGCACCAACACCAGAGCCCATCCCCACCATTTTCTGTTGCCGACATTCCACATGCCAAAAACACCAAGGAACTCCATCCCAAGAAGGACCCATGTCCATGTTGTTTCGCTCATGTCATCTCTTTCGCTTTTTGTTTCCCGCTGCAAATCCAATGAAATAACCGACGACACAGCCTATAAATAGACCACTGAAATACATGTAGAAATTCATGTCACCAGCCCAGCAGGAGTACAACGTACCCTAGAATAATCGCCACAATAGCTACTGCGGCGGCAAATTTTTGTTCATTTTCCATAGTGGGCCGGGTGGGGATTGAACCCACGACCAAGGGATTATGAGTCCCCTGCTCTGACCACTGAGCTACCGGCCCGTCTGTCAGTTTATAACTGATTTTTCTTTTTCTTGCTGGCGCTTTATACGGCGCTGGACATCTATTGATACAGGAAGTCCACGCTCCCCGCGTTGCTCTTCAGTTTCTCCGCCCCATATTCCTAGTGACTGCGTCATTACGCCGTATTCACGACACGGTTCAGAAACAGGACACTTAGCGCAAATCTCCAATGCTTGCTTTTGTAGCGCAGCACGTTTTTTCCCCACAATATTTGGAGAAGGGAAAAATAGGTGAGACTGGCCGCGACATAGCGAAAAGTCCATCCAGGTATTAGGTAGGTAGGTCATAAATGTAAGGCTATACCCTTTTTTGTTTTTTGTCAACTATTTTTTGAGCCCTTGGTCAGGATTGAACTGACGACCTACCGCTTACAAGGCGGTTGCTCTGCCACTGAGCTACAAGGGCAAATTAGAGGGTTTAGCTTCTTTCGTAACGGTTCCAGCCAGCTTCAAAGTAACGCTCAAACAAGGTGTTAGGTAAACCCTAACTTTCAGCACATAACCTTAATATGCCTCTAACGTTAATCTCTGCTTTAAGTACTATCGCTCTTACTTGCCTCATTTAACCAACAGCTGTACATGCTGCAAGCCCTCTAACGTCCGGACAGCAGGATTTGAACCTACGACCCCCTGCTCCCAAAGCAGGTGCGCTACCAAGCTGCGCTATGTCCGGTTGTATGGATGTTAAAATTGTATTGTACTCATATATCGAACGAGGTCAAACATGTCCGGAATTATTGCGCCATCAATCGTCAACTATGAATGGACCGTCAGAGACAGCGACCCTTCTTTCTTGAATGTGTCTTTTCCGTTCCGAGTCAAGATTGAGAAAATCTGGTTCACTACGCAACAGAATTACGGCCCAACAGCAGGTCTATGGCAGGGCGATGGGGAAACTGTAGATGTTGAGACAACAGAAAGAAAGTTGTCTTTGGCTGTAATCAAATCAAAGAACTCCAAGACACAGCACAATGCAATTGACAACCCAACAGACCTAGTATGGGGGTTTGAGGATGTTTTCACATATTCTGGCAGCATTGACGAAGACCTGAAGCCAACAATGTGGCTTGGAAACCCAGACGACGCAGCAGGACGAATCGGTGCATTTGCCTCTTCTTCGTGGGTCGGCGGCAATGTGTCAAGCCTTCGCAGTACTGCCGTGGCACTTGTTGATAAAGGAACTGCGTTCAACAACAGTTGGGATAACGAAACTGAGTACAACGCACGGAAATACGCCACAGATGTCGCAGTTATGAATACTGACGAGTTCCTCCAGATGTTCGTCTACGCCAATGGTGGCGACTGGACAGGATACGAAGATGATGCAAAGGTCACAATCTCGGTTGCATACACAGGCATTCACGATACAGAAGCGGTTTCTGCTCCAGCAAAACCATGGACAGCGTGGTGGAACGACTAGTCTTGCCGTATGGCAAAATTCCCATCAACATACGCATTAGATACTGGTGAAAAACTTAGCGACCGCTTCTTTGACATCCGCTGGTTGTCGTCTGGAATGGATGCACAGCCTAAACGTTGGTATACATCTGACGAAGAACTGCCAAGTAATGACCCAACAGAATGGGGTCGCGGAGAAGTCGACGCTGAAGGTCGTCTGGTAGTTAAGTACTACCGTGAAGAAGTTTTTGGACCAGAAGACGAAGTAGTAAAAATGTGGTTTGTGCTTCTTGATGGGAGACACATTCAGCCTGCCCACTTGATTCTTCTTGGATTCGCAGACGACAGATACCCCTGGGGGACCGTATTAGACGGCCCAGAGGCGTCTCAAGTTCTTGAAAAAGAGTACATGTCCTCATGGGCAGGCATGATTAACTGGCGTGCCGGTGACCCGATGATTCAACAGATTACTACCGCACCAAAATGGCGACGCAAGAGGATTTCTGTCATGATGTTTGGCGTGTGCGATGTTGTGAACGCCTGCTACGGATTTAGCCCTGGCAAAGTAATACACGGTGGAGCAATAACCACTGCAGACGGCGAAAGGTTACGCAACATATACCCTGGCGGCAGCTCCAGAATAGATACACGAATCGGTTCTGTAGAAAACAACCCTTACGAATAGCTGCGCGTAAGCTCCCACCAATCGCATAGAGAATCAAAGTTCAAACACTCTGGTTCCGAACATTGCAAAGCGTGATGCAGTGCTGTATGTAATTCATCACCGAGTTTCACCTGTTCTTCTATGGCGTCGGCGGCCTCCAACAAAAGACCAGATATATGACCAATTGGCGAATCAACGTCTTTGGATAAATTTAACCCTTCATTACGAAGGCATTGAATAAGCGTTTCTAATTGCATACTTTCCTTTTGCTGTATTGGTTGGGGAGCGAGGACTCGAACCCCGAACTTCAGGACCAAAACCTGGCGTGTTGCCAATTACACCATTCCCCATTGGCGCTTCCGGCAGGACTCGAACCTGCGGCCGACGGTTTAGGAAACCGGCGCTCTATCCGCTGAGCTACGGAAGCTTGGTGGGCGTGGTGGGATTCGAACCCACGCTTGAGGGATTTTAAGTCCCCTGCCTCTGCCGCTGGGCTACACGCCCAATGACTATTTAAAAGACTTGCCCATAAAAATGCCGCAGCACAAAACTGCAACATGCCCAATAATCATCGATATAAATTCACTCATTTATTTCGTTTCCTTTTTATTCTGGGATTTACGAATCTTTGCACAATACGGCCCGATACCTGCAGCGACACTTTGAGGATTGTCGAGAACCTTGCCGCAGTCGCAGCATATTCCTGTTCTTCTTCCAATTGCTATCAGTTCGTCGTTGTCTAGCATTCGAAATGTACCTGTCTTGATGCACTCAAACAGTGTGGCTTTATTTGATGCAAGTTTTACATCCGACCATCCAGACATCTCTATCAAACGCTTTCTCACTGACCGTATTTGCTTGTCGTTGCTGTTGGTTACGAGAGAAATTTTGAAGATGTATTTATATTCGTCATCTATGTAAACGCCATCCTCAATTCCCTTTCCATAAGGGTCATAATTCTGGTCAACTTTGATTCGCAATTTTTCTGCCGACATCATTTGCTTCTCAGTGAAGCCGCCATTGGTTGAGTAGTACTGGTGCAGGCTTTGAGCAAAGTCAGACCATGTCTGAAGCCCTAGCCAGAGACTCATTGAGTCATCTTTGATTAATTTGCTTGTTCCTGGACGTACATGATTAGTCATTGGACGTCGGGCCAATTTGGGCTTAACCCATCTGTTGTTTTGGTCGTAGGGCATGTTTTCCTTCAGTTTGCGGATGCTTTCTCATCACCCTGCGCAATGAGAAATTTTTTTGGTGGTATTGGAAGTCCGCCGGCGTTCATTCTCAACCAAGTCTTTTCATCGACAATGTTGTACGTCCACGCATCTTGCGTATATCCGAGATTTGCAGGGTGAGGTCGTCTATCTACTAGCGACTTTAATATTGCTCGCTGTCCGGTTCCTTCTACCGTAACGAACCATCTGTTTGATGGGTCTGATGTGTGCCAGATGACGTAAACGACATCGAAGTCATCCCCGCCAACATGTATTTCTCCCAGCGTCCCTTTGTTGTTTGGCATAAGTTTCCCTTCTGTGTGCCCCTGATGGGAATTGAACCCACGGCCAACATCTTATAAGGATGCTGCTCTAACCACTGAGCTACAAGGGCCTGCATTTAGGCCTGTATTCGTATGGTCAGAGACAGCATCGCTACAAGTCTTAGTTGTCTTCGGACTGAATGTTGGCGAGCTCGCGCTGGTAAAGCTCAGAGAACTCATCGCGGTAGTTGTGCTGCAGTACCATCGCTGCACGGCGACGTGCTTCCTGACGTTGGCGGTTTGCGAGATTCTCGCGCTCCTTGCGGTCGGCAATTTCCTTAGCGGAAAGCTGGGTCTTTTTGCGGCCGCGCTTTACCTCACCTGATTGCTTGAGCTCCGAGTATGAACGTGGTTTCTTTTTTGTCATTGGAATTCCTCCTTCGTAGATTCAAATATTAGCCTCTTGAAATACCTGTCGCAACCTATCCCACCATTTTTTTATTAGTTGTGTTTTCTGGGATTTCCTGGTAGTAAGTAGGCATGACTGGATACTTCCCTAAATACGACATACCCGCTCCGGATTTTTTAAAAGACCTCGAGTTTGGTGAGCAGGGCGAAGAGATTATCAATAAATTTATCCAGGACATTGCGTCCGGTCATATAGAAGTTAAGACCGACCGATACCGCAACGGGAAAATGGTTATCGAGACTCAACAGTGGCCTGGACGCCGCTGCGATGCTGAAGGAAATGAACTCTGGGTACTGAGCGGCATCAACGTCACAACAGCAAAATGGTGGGTGTACCAATATCATTTTGACGGCGCATTCGTAGTTGTTGCAACTGACAGAATAAAGCGCTATCTTCGCAAGAACTTATCGACCATGGAGAAAACGGTCTTCGCCGCCAGCTCTGACAATCCCGCTAAAGGGTATTTGTTATCTCCGGCGCAGGTGTCGGAACTCATGCTTTCAGATAAGTACGACCTCTAGCAATAGAGCCTAGTTTCGGCTAGGGCGCACATACTGGAGGGCGCGGCAACTCCTTTATCTGCGAGTTTCAGCACCGCGTATGGAACGGCCTAGGGGGTAATATCCTCCTAGGCTTTTCTGTTTAAGGAGAACAATGTCAATTGACGACCAACTAGCAAAACACCTTGGAATAAGAAAAACGGACATAGACACAAAGCGTCTTGCTGACCTAATTATCAGTGAATTTATATTCCACGAAGAAATGGCCGAGTTGACAATGAACAAAATGGCCACAGGGAAAGACCAGACATCAGAATTCGCAGCAGCATTCGATGTTTATAACAATATGGCATACATGCTTCGTGATATCTTAATGAAATCAGCAGATACGCAGGAGGACAATGCCAATACGTGACCCGGACAAGCGCAGAGAATACGAGCGCGAAAGAAAGCAAAAGCGCCGGCTCGAAAAGATAATGAGCCTCCCGGAAACAGAGCAAATTCTCGCGTTAGGCAGAAACGAACAGCGTCGCAGCTACTCGATGCGGTGGAGCCGTCAGTCGTCTAACGAGCCGTCCTGATACGAGTCATATATAGCCTGAGCGCGTTCTTCTTCAGTCATGTTTAAGGCTGATTGAGTAGGTCCCCATAGCCATTGGCCGTCTTCACGAACGCCAACAACTTCTATAAGGCCTAATTTACGCAAAGCTTCCATGTCTTTGTGTAGGTCTTCCTTGGTGTAATCATCACTCATCTGTATTTCCTTCTTCTTCCAGCAGTGTATAGATAAATTTATCCAGCACCACAGCGACGCTTTAATTTATTCATGAACAAACTCCCCGTCTGCCAGACGTTGCTGTATCTCTACCGCTGATTTGTAGCTGTGGCAATCTGCGCAGTCGTCGTCATGACCATCCGGAGGTGGACCAATAGACAAATAAGACTCCATCTCGCGCTTCATGTACGGCAGCAACTCTTCCACCTGCGCACGAAGGGTCTGTATGCATTCAGCAGCCTCGAGCATGGTTGTTCCCGGGAAATAGTCGTTCCCGTCGTTATCGGTAAACCAGTCGTCGAACAGCTCGCCTTCTATTGCCAACTTATTTATGATGTCGGTTACATTCATCCCAATTCCCTTCTTGTGTTTCGATAAATTTAGCAGGAACATGCCGGTCGCACACATTTTTTATGTACCCACAATGTATCCACAAAATGAGTAATGGTATCCACAAAATGAGTAATGACTTATCGTCCATCGGACTTCTTTTCAGCAACGGTCCAATGCTTAATGACAGAAGCTCTATATGCTTATCTGTCTTGTCTCCTGGGCCTCAATCCATACGCGCGCACCACACGAGTCAGGGGTATCTGACTGAACGACTGTTGCCGCCACAGCGTCGCAACCACAGGGGCAAATAATCTCAAGCCGGCGATGGTGAGTAGAGCCCTTGTACGTACGGTCGATGATTGCGTCAAGAGACTTACGAATCTTCTGCTGATGAACATGGATAATGTGTTTCATGTGGGCCCGGAGGGACTCGAACCCTCACTCCGTAGAACTGGTACCTAAAACCAGCGCGTCTGCCAATTCCGCCACGGACCCTAAGCGCCCTGAGTAGGGGTCGAACCTACAACCTACAGATTAGAAGTCTGTTGCTCTATCCATTGAGCTATCAGGGCTGGCTGCTACTTACGCCTTGCTGTCTGGATGAACATAGCACTACTCTAGCAGCGGAGTTTGGATAAATCCAGCGGAAACATGGGAGTTGTAAACAATATCGTACGCTCCCACACACACACCGACGGCGACGAGAAAGTTTACAAGAGCCCCGTAGTGGCGAAGTGATAATAGGGGGTCGCGCTATTATCAGTTAAGCCATAAGTGATAACAACAGTTGAGGCCGGCGCGCCTACCGTGTGACTATACTTTTGTTTGCTATTGACAGTTGAGGCCGCCACCCTTAGGCTGTATTCAGCACAATATATACGATGCGATATAAAGAAAGGCTGTGTATCTTGGACAACACGACACTCCCAGAGACGCTGTACCACGCTACGTTCCCCGACGCAGTAGACGCCATACTCGTCTCAGGACTGCAACACAATACTGATGGCGTGGTCAATTTGACGAACGAACCGCAGTTCGCAGCAGGATTCGTCGCGATACGAGATTTCTCCCGCATAGGCGAAATAACGATAATCGACGTAAACGGTGTAAAGACGCCGAACATAGACAAGAAGAGCTTCACCACAGCACAGGTGTTAGCAATAAACGTACGTCGATTAGATATAGATAAGCTGTCTATCAACGAGAGCGAGACGCAGGCTGCTAAGGCCGGCGCACTCCCAGAAGGACTCGTGTCCTATACCTACTCAGGCACGATACCTCGTGAAGCGATACACATCGCAGATATATTCATCAAGAACGATAGCCGCATCCCTCCGCAGTTCGAACCGTAGAAGCCCACGGGCGATACGGGTTACATCCATTCGCAAGCGAAGCCTTTATCAGACAGCCCGTTACTCAGTGAGGAGTAGTACGTCTCCTCGTCCTCAGGTGGTTCCTCGTAGGCCACCTCGTCCAGCACTCTGGCGAATAGGTTTGGATACATAGCGTCCTGTCCTCTGACCAGCGTCTTGCCAGGAAAGTACAGCTCCTCTTCCCATTCAACCTTCCTTCCCCATAGCTGCTTATAAGGCTTAGCCAGGAAGGTGACTTCGTCGTTTTCTACGTGAGTTATAGCCAAACATTCGCTTACGGGTGAGTCTTTCTCAACGTATACTTCGCTTAGTTCCCTACCTGACGTTGCCTCAGGATTGGTACTTACCCAGCCCTCTGACACCATCGTAAAGGCGTCTACGCCCCATCCCTTCTTGACGATACATATAGCCTCGCTCACACGCTTGAACCGCTCTGTGTGGTCTCTCGTCTCAGGAGTTTGAGCCAACGACAGCACAAGCTCTAGCCCGTTTTCCTTCCAGCAGAAGATTGACATAGGCAGGTCTTCGCCAATGCCGTATTGCTTGACACACTGCTCCTTGGCGTTCACAGCACTCAGTAGCGATACAGCCAACTTGTCTAGGCGATGAGGATATTTGGCCTGTCCCATTTAGCCATACTAGCCTAGTTACGCCACGGGTGTGATTTGGCGACTAATGTATCCGTTATGGCAACACCAAAGAAGAAGACAGACAAAAAGGCCCCTGCGAAGAAGGCCGCTGCAAAGAAAGCACCTGCCAAGAAGGTGCCAGCTAAAAGAGCTGCAGCAAAAGACAGTGCTCCCAAGAAGAGCGCACCTAAGAAGCCTGCGCCCAAGAAGAAGGCAGCGCCGAAGAAGGTCGCCAAGGTTTCTCAGACAAGCACCACAACAAGCACTGTTGATGCCGATGTCATTTGGAATGTATTCCAGAGCGATACAGCAGACGTCAGTGCAACAGTTAATGGTAAAGTCATCTACGCAAATGATGTCAAGCCAGCAAGCGTCAAGAAGAAATTCCTAGCCTGGTTCAAACGCTAAAGGCTCACGGGTAACCCCGTGTAACATTATTTAATGAGCGACGCATTCCGCAATCAGGACACTGTCTTTGGCATCCCCATCCTCAGAGCAGGACGTGACGCATGCCCTGTGTGCCAGCATCCAACAGGAGACTGCGCACAACACGAAGACAACGAAGCAGTTGGTATCAATCACATCGCATTTACTGACAGCACTCTTGAAACAATGAAAGACACACAAACAGTCTTAGTTGAAGAGAATATATACGAAGACAGACAAATAACTCCGTTCACTAAAGCTCGCGTAATCGTGCATCACAAAGGAAGTTATGTCACAGTTGACAAAGCAAAAGAGTTGGGAATTCTAGACTGACTTGCTTACGGGTGCTGTTGTAGAATAGAGTCTCTCAAACAAGGGACCTCCAACAGAAAGCAAGGCTATGTCAGCATTTACACCAGAATTCCTATCTTCATATTCACAGAAACAAACTCCTTGGGGGTTTGGCGGTTTAGGTGAAGTGGTGTACTTGAGAACGTACAGCCGTCCTGTCGAAGGTCTTGGTCGCAACGAAACTTGGACAGAAAGTATCGTACGGGCTATTGATGGTGCTATTGAAATTGGTGCACCACTTAGCCAAGAACAAGCAGAGAAGCTGTTCGACCACATGTTCTATCTACGTTGCTCTCTGTCAGGTCGCGCGCTGTGGCAGCTTGGCACACCATTGGTTAAGCAGTTCAGTGGCACATCGCTAAACAACTGCTACTTCACAAACATCGAGAAGGTAGAAGACTTCGAACTTCTATTCGATTACCTCATGCTTGGTGGCGGCGTTGGCTTCTCTGTAGAGCGTTCCAAGATTCACGAACTTCCAAAGGTCAAAACAGGAGTATCAATTACTCACGAACGCACCAACGATGCAGACATCATCGTTCCAGATAGCCGTACTGGCTGGCGTCGTCTTTTGCATAGTGTGTTGAAGTCATATTTCGACACGGGTAAGTCTTTCTCATACTCCACAATTCTGGTTCGCGAATTTGGAGCACCACTCAAGACATTTGGTGGAACAGCAAGCGGACCTGGCGCGCTCATTGATGGCATCGAAGATATTTGCAAGGTAATGAAGAACCGCGAAGGCAAGAAGCTACGCAGCATCGATGTTCTTGACATCTGCAACATCATTGGAAAGATTGTTGTTTCTGGCTCATCACGTCGCTCTGCACAGATTGCTATTGGCGACCCAGACGATGTTCTGTTCCTTCGTGCAAAGAATTGGTCTACGGGTAATGTTCCGGCATATCGTGCCAACTCCAACAACAGTATCTATGCAGACCACTTCGATGAGATTCTTCCAGAACTATGGAAGGGATACGACGGTTCAGGCGAGCCATATGGTCTCGTCAATCGTCGTCTTGCACGCTCATACGGGCGTCTTGGTGAGCGCAAAGTGGACAACACCATCGAAGGCTTTAACCCATGTGCAGAGATTGGTCTTGGAGACGGAGAGTCCTGCAACCTGTCAACATTGTTCCTTCCAAACATCGATTCATTCGAACAACTGTGTGAAATATCTGAACTTCTTTATGTCGTTCAAAAAAGCATTACACGCATGAACTACCCATACGAAAAGACGACAGAGATTGTTCGCAAGAACGCTCGTCTTGGTCAAAGCATCACGGGCGTCTTGCAGTGCTCAGAAGAAAAGATTTCATGGCTGTCTCCTGCATACGAAAAGCTTGAAGCACTCGACAAGGAATACTCCAAGAAGAATGGACTACCTACGTCTGTTCGTTTAACGACGGTTCAGCCTTCGGGTACTCTCTCTCTTCTCCCAGGTGTTACGCCAGGTATTCACCCTGCATACGCCAAGTACTACATCCGTCGCGTTCGCTTTGGTGCTGCCGACCCGCTTGTTGCGGCATGTCGTGCTCGCGGGCACAAGGTGCAGTGGGACATCGGCCTTGACGGTCGCGAAGACCATACACGCTATGTTGTTGAATTCCCTTGCGAATCACCAGAGGGTTCAGTACTTGCTGCAGAAATGACAGCAATCGAGCAACTGCAATGGGTCAAGCGCATGCAAACAGTGTGGGCTGACAACGCGGTGTCAGTGACTGTGTACTACCGCAAGGAAGAGCTCGCCGGCATCAAAGAGTGGTTGGAGAAAAACTATGACACGGGTGTTAAGTCAGTGTCATTCTTATTGCACGCAGACCACAACTTCCCTCTTCCTCCATACGAAGAGATTGACCAACAGGCATATGAGAAGCTTGTCTCTAAGTTAGACATGAGTGTTCCGATGCAGGTTGCCACGGGTGGTCTTCTAGACCTAGACGACTGCTCTACAGGAGCGTGTCCAGTTCGCTAACACGGTTACGGGCGTATAGTTCCTGAGGGTAGTTTTCCCAGACTACCCCAGGAATACGACGACATATTCCGCAACGCCCACTCATGTATGCAGCTTCGCCCACATGACACGGCCAGTCTCGACAGCAGCGCAATATTATGATGCTGTTGTCTTTGATGTCATCAATTGGCATTGTGCTTGTGCTTACGTTTCTTAATCTTGTAACCGTTTAGGCGCAACGCTGTCTCAATATGTTCAGGGATTCCATTGGTAATCGGGATTCCCTTGTTGTTGAGAGCCTTGCGTATGATGTCAGTCTTCTTGCTCATAAATACTCCTGTCGGTCTGGTGGGACTCGAACCCACAACTCTCGGGTTAAAAGCCCGTTACTCTGCCAATTGAGTTACAGACCGGAGCCTGTTAACCGAGGTATTGGCTGATTTGTTCTACGAATTTGTCTTTAGGGTACGCGCCAACAACCTGTTTGTCAACCCGACCATTAACAAATACTAAGACCGTAGGGATACTCATAACGCTGTAACGCTGCGCAATCTCCGGGTAGTCATCAACGTTTAGTGTCCCAACAGAAATATGTTGCGCATGTTCACGGGCAACTTCCTCAATGATTGGAGTAAAGAACGAACACGGGCCACACCATGAAGCCCATACGTCTACGATTGCTGGCTTGTCTGACGAGCGAATAAATGCATCGAAGTTCTTGTCTGTCAGTTCATTCATTGTATGCCAGCCTCATTTATTAACTCAGCGACCTTGTCTTGCGTCGCATCACTCACTGAATCAAGGTGAAATGGGTCGTATTCAGAACCACGTATAGAATCAGCTACTTCTGGGTAATTGACATGCAGGATATTAAAGAACGCCTGCCCCACGCGCTCAGACAGCTTTTCTGCACGAAGAGATGAACCATCGAGGATAATTTTTACCTTGTCTGCGCCTTGATTACTCATGTATCTATTTAACCACTAAGACGGGTGTTACACAAGAGACAAAATGATGCCCACGGGTATGATTTGCGACTTTCTAGGGGGTGTTGACACTCTCCGGTCTTGGCGCAGGCGTCATTAACTGCTAGGCGTATGAACTCCGCCATGGACATGCCAGTCTTTTCGGCCGACTCCTGCCAGCGCTTATGGTCAGACTCTGTGACACGGACCAATACCTGCTTCTGTGTTGGCTCACCAGGAGAAGTTCCTGTGTTCTTCTTTCGGGTGGGAGTAATAGAGTCTGCCACCTTATCCATTGCTGCTTCGATATTGTCTTCACTCATCGGGAAGCCTTTCCTCCACCACCTCGGCATCAACGATGTCATCGTCTACCTGGATGTTCTCTAGTTGTTTAGTTTTGTTAAGTATTGAATCAACGTAATCCGCGGGCATAACACCCGATTTGCCCATCAACTCCAGCATCTTGCGCGCTTCTGACTCAGGGCTGAACTCTTCTGCTGCCGACCTAGGGAGAGCGCCGGCCAACACAGCACGGGCTGGAATTCTCTGCCCAATGTCTACGTTCACATTAACGTTCTGCTGGTCCATACCTAGAAGCTTTGCGCGCCTATCCATGATTGACAAGACGGACGTGATGGCCTTTAGGTCTGGTTCTATCTGGACTTCTGTTCCATCGTCTTGTGTTACCTTGCGATGCTGCGTCATTGGCCAAATTGCTTGCTGAAGAGCATCCAGGCGCTCAAGCTCCATGCGAAGAACTTCCGGGTAGGCCAACAGGGCTTCCTGGTTCAGTTTCTCCAACTGTCTAGATATAGCGCTCGTAACAGCCTTAGTAGTAATACTGAACCTACGGGCTATTTCCCCATGGGGCACGCCAGCTTGGCGCATCTTGAAGATTCTCAAGTCGCGCTCGGCTAAGAACTCGCGTGTCAAGCTGTTGGATTTTTCGGTCATTGGATACCCTAAGAGTGTTTACTAAATTCTAGTACCACAAAGGGCCAATCTGTGCCACGAGCCATCTGCTTTGGCCAATCACGCTGGTCACGGGCTCCACGGAAGTGCCCAACGTTGTAGACGTATCCCCCAGGATTGGTTGGGTCTGGTGTTAGAGCAAGACCAAACTCAGGCCAACGTGACCAGACAGACGAACCGAACGGGCGCAAGTCACGTGAACCCATGGACCCCAAGGGAGCGTGATGTTCAAGCCACAAGGTAACGCCATAGACGTCACGAATCATGTCCAAATACTTTGCCACCTCAATCGCTAGTGCTTCGCTAGTGCGGGTGCCGCTGTCAACAAAGGACTTGTACATCGGCCCCATACAGATGAGCTGAGGCTTAATGGTTTCAATGTAGGACTCCAGCAGAACGCGGTCTTTTGTGCTTGTTAGGTCTAAGCCGTCTGGCTTCATCAGCATATGTGCGTCTACGTGCTTTGCCCCTGAATGTTTCATGGCCTGCAACATGATGCTACGCGAGGTTCGGCGGATAATGCGCTCAGGGTTTTCTAGGTCAACAGTTAGCGTTCGGACGGGTGGGATTTTCTGGAAGGTGAATGGGTGTATCCCAGCCGCTGCACAGATTGCGACTTGGCGGGCCAACATTGTCTTGCCGACGCCTTCGGCCGCGACGACCATAACGCGTTCGCTGCGTTCGAGAATGCCTGGAATAACCCAATCATATGAATCATCTTCTGCCTCCTGAAGAAACTCTTGCCAGTTAACTAGTCGTCCTGGCTGACCTGTTACGTGCTGTGTGTCTGCGCTATTTAACAACACGACAGAGCGATTAATTTTTTGCTGGAGAGTCAGCTTATTCTTGTTAAATACATCAATGATTTGCTCAAGAAGACTGTCTTCTGTCGTGTCTTCTGTTGGCTCTTCTAGCTGCGGCATTGTCTCTGCGCGCTCATAAAAACCAAGTTCAATCAGGTCGTCAATATCTTTCCCAGACACAATATGGTCAGTAATGTCTTTTGCTGTTGGCGACATCCATATGTTGCAACCTCGAGCACCAGCAGCCTGAAGCTTTGCCGCTACAGCCAAAGCATGTTGTTTACCCACTTCGTCATTGTCGGCAATGATTTCTACATGCGCTGCAGAGAGAACATCGGTGTATGACTGCTCCCACTTTCCTGCGCCGCTATCCATGGTTGTCCCACAGATACCCATATCGGCCAATGTGTCAGCGTCTTTCTCGCCCTCCACAAGCCACACGGGTTCACCTGCTGCAATTGCCTTAACTACTTCAGGAAGACGATAAAGAACACGACGCACAAGCGGCTCTTTCAGGTTCCAGATGTATTCCCCTGGATTTGCTGGGTCCGGCTGACGATTAGCAAATGATTTTCCGCCATCATCCAAGCGAAAGCGCACCTTCTCATATAGAAGCGTGCCCTCTTCGTTGTAATACGGGTATACCTTTTCAATCTTCTTACCTACGTTGCGCTTAGTAGATGCACTACGGGTGTCTGGTTGAAACTTAGGGGCAGGAACCCAGTCGTCGTCACTCTCTGAGAAAAGCTCGCGTGCCTCTAGGCCGATTGACTTACATATCTCATCAAGCGAACAAGAATTACCACGGTGACAATGCATTAGTGCTGTCCCCTCATCGTTCTGCGAAATAGCAAGCGAAGGGTTCTGGTCATCATTGCGACAAGGGCAACGCGCCATCCATTGGTTGCGGCCTGTTTGGCGCACTCCCTCAAGAAGACTAAGGACTGTGTCTACGGGTTTAGAGATATTGCTCATGAATCGCAATCTTTGTAAATAGTTTGAGTGTGCCGTCAGCTTTTCTTCGTCTGGCTATTTGTTCTCGTGCATCAATATTTAATCCACCCCAGATGCCATGTTGCTCCTGGGCTGAGATTGCATACTCTAGACACTCTTTGCGCACATGACAACCCGAACAGATTTCTTTTGCAACAACAGTGTCGCGCGCGCGTGCACCTCTGGCGTGACGCTCGGGAAACCACCAGTCAACCGGATAACCGATACATGCACCGTCTTGTGGCGGTTGCTCCTCAAATGGAATAACCCAACGAATACCCGACATAACCCTCCTCGGTTGAACTACGAAGGATAGTTGAGCTTTATGCGAAATGCAATAACTAGTCGAATATTTCTGCGATACGACGGAACGCGTACGCAACTTTTTCACGGGCTGATGTTTTGATTCCCAGATAGCGCTCAACAAATTCCTGCGCGCGTCTATTTGACACAGCCGTGATTTCGTAAACCATGTCTCTGTAGCTATCTGAGTTGATGAACTGCTCCCACAGCAGCGGGTCAAATCCGTCATACTTGTGGAATGTCATTGACTCCAGACCGTCTTTGTCTGCGATTATCTCTAGACGCCAGTTGGTTTGTTTCTCGATAGACAAAAGCAGGTCTGTCATCGCAGCAGCACCATCGTTTTCGAAGGCTGCCTTGACAAAGGCATTTATTTGACGCTGCCGGTGCAGAATCCAAGCATCTTCCATCTCTTCCATCTCTTCTTCAGAGAGAGAGTCTGTGCTTATTTCAATATCGTCGTCGTCGTCTTCCCAGTCGAACATATCGTCATTGAAAAAATCACGGAAAGACATTCCCTTAGTTTAGCACCAAGGAGTGTGTAAGCAACTTTTTCTGAGTAACACTTGATGTGTCGTCCATTGACGCGATGGCATTGCTTACTTTGTCATCAGTTCTGTTGTGGTCTAGGTACTCCGCCACCGCGTTATACAGCGACCAGCCGTTGAATCCGTAGCTTCCGGCGTTGCGTTCATTCACATAGATTCCCAGAACCTGGTCGAGCAGTTCTTCCCTGTTCTTCTTTTGTCTAGATGATTCATCACGCTGCGCAGGGAATACGCCATTCAATACATCGCTAAGCTTTTTACTGCGTAATGGCGCACTTATAGCAAGCATTCTTTCCGCTTCAGCGCGGAACTTATCGGACCATGTTGTCGAGAGGTGCAGAACAGTGCGGGCGTCTTCTATAACGGTGTCAACGTTTCTTGTGTGACGTGCTGTGAATACACGCTGTGCATTCTTGAGACCAAGCACGACTGTGTTGTTGCATACGGCCCTGATATCTGTGTTGGCATACCGGATAGGCCACACGCCATCATGGCCAGTCGATACAACTAGATAGCGAGCTACTTTGTCGTTGACACCTGCAGGGTCAATGAAGGTAGCGCTCAGTTCAATGGTTGCAAAGAATCTTGCTCCGCCCCTTAGGCAACCAACAGTATCCATTACCGCATCGTCTGGAGACGCCCCAACTACAGCGATGGCTCGCTCTAGAACTTCCCTGTTCTGACGCACCACATACCTGGTTCCAACCGTTGCGAGTGGCTCAATAGACCCATCAGAATTCTGACGTACTGTTGCCCGGCTGTCATCGATGAGAACTACGGAACCATCGGAATTGCGTATCAGTTCGCCATTGTCGTCCACTGCTGCTACACGTGTCAGCAGCACGTCATAGTCGGCCTCTGCAGCCTGAAGCATGGCGTCAACCGTCTGCAAACCCTCCATGGGAGCCCCAAGTCGATGCCAGGGAATAACCCTGTCTCCACCGAGGGCATAAGCCATTCTAGCCTTGCCGTTTTTTGTGAAATCCAGTTCATGACTCATATAAATTCACCTGGAGTCACAATAGCAGCAAGGGTTTGCGGGGGGCGGAAGAATTTTTGTGATATGGGGGTTGCAAATCTCTCAAACTCGTGTTTATCCTATATCCAGCTTCGGCAAAGTGCTGAAGCCTTACTTGAAGGAAAACCTATGAGTATCAATGGTTCCGATGCGGCGAAGACATCCGCAACTGGCACGGCAGACACCGTGAAAATTGCGAGCACAGGTGTCCAAACCCTCGGCTCATATCGTCAAGACAGCCGTGGGCTGACAATGAATGACATCGTCGTCATGTCTCTCACCCAGCCAGGCTCTGTCATGAAGGCAACTGTTAACCCAGAGCTTGCCCAAGCAATGCTGGAGACCATCAACGGGGAAAACCGTCCATTGTCCCATGCACGTGTCAAGCAGTATGCAGACGTGCTTACTCGCGGGCAGTATGTGTTCAACGGCGAGTCAATCCAAGTAGGAGTCAAGGCAGACAACACCTTGGTTCTTTTGAATGGCCAGCACCGTCTGAGTGCATGCGTGGCTGCAGGCATTTCGTTCGAGACAGTCCTTGTTCTGGGTCTTCCGCACAACGTCTTCTCCACGATTGACCGTGGCAAGACTCGTAGCTACGCCGACGTTCTGTCCGTTGCTGGATACAAGAACACCCACAACATTCAGCCCGCTGCACGTATCCTCGTAGCAATGGAAGCTGGATTCAGCCCAACCGTTCGCTCCACGCTGAACCTTGTCACAGCAGAAGACATCCTGCGTTTCGTTGACGATAACCATGACTTGCTTCAGGAAGCGCATTCAGTTTCCAGCCGCATTACTTCTGTTGTTGGTGGCGTCAATAGCGCATGGGTTATCGCCTACTGCGTGATGCTCCAGGAACGTCAGAAAGCTGGTCACAGCGGTATCGAGGTTGCTCAGTTCTGTCACGCAATCGAGACAGGTGCTGGCCTGTCGTTTGGTAACCCAGCCTTGGCTCTCCGCCAGTGGTTTGGTCGTGGCGGCTCGAAGCGTAAAGGCCAGTCAGGCAAGAACGTCTTGGAAGCAGCAACCATCATCACAGCATTCAACAAGTGGGTTAATGGCGACCAACTCCAGATTGTGCGCCCATGGTCACAGGACTCAACTGAGTTCCCATCAGTAAACACCTCGCCTCTCAGCCCAACAGCGAGCTGGCACTAAATACCCATAGCGATAATCGCGTCCAGTGAGGCGCGCTCGCTATAATCGGTTGTACCACCGTCGGGAAAAGTTCGAACTCCCGGCGGTGGACTTCCAGGAAGGAAAATATGCCTGTCGAATACGGCCACGGCCACAAAGAGTATGTTTCTAGCGACAGCTCTACCGTTACTCAATACACAAAGTGGTTTGTTCTCAACAACTATGAGTACGTCATCCATTTTTCTAATAACAAGTTCACAATCCATGCTCATAGTCTCACGACAGGAACAACTACAAAGTGTGAGCCCGGAGACAGCCTTGAACAGGCTTACCAACACGCATACTCAAAACTGCGCGCTATTAACACCCAGGAGGGGTAATGCAAACATTTGTTCCTTACGCAGACTTTCAGAAGTCAGCAAAGGTTCTTGACTACCGCCGTCTTGGCAAGCAACGTGTTGAGACTCTTCAGCTCGTCCGTTGCAACCTTGAAGTGTCACTCGGGTGGAAAAACCATCCTGCTGCGAAGATGTGGGCAGACAATGTCAACGGGTTGATTGCCTATGGAGTCGCTATGTGTGATGCATGGCTTGACCTTGGCTACAAAGACACGTGTCGTGACAAGCTTCTTTCTTATGGAGAAGCAGACGCTACTGACCTGCCATTCTGGTGGGGAGATGAATCTGTACACAGTTCACACCGCTCTAATCTTCTCCGCAAAGACCCGTCTTTTTATTCCCAATGGGGGTGGACGGATGACCCAGAAGCACCATACGTCTGGCCAGAAATAGTGTCGGCATGACACGCCAACGATTATTCCTTGATATCAACTGTGTAGATGCAGCGCGAGAGCGTATGCGCCATGTGTACGACACGTTTGACACTGTATGCGTCCAGTTCTCCGGCGGGAAAGACAGCACGGCTGTGCTGTACCTCGCCAAGGAGATACACGAAGAGCGTGGTCTTGGGCCCGTGAAAGTTATCTTTCGCGACGAAGAGATGGTCTCTCCTGCTGTAGTGAAGTTTATTGAAGAAGTACGCAACTACGACTGGGTTGACATGGAGTGGTATTGCTTGCCATCAGGTCAAGAGGTGTGGGTTCTTGGACGCCGAGAGTACTGCTTGCTTTGGTCTCCATACCGCGAATCGCAAGGGCGATTGGTCCGCGAGATGCCACCTTGGGCAATCACAGCAGAACATTTTGGCCTAGACCGCAAAGAAGTGCTGCCACAGTCAATCGACTACTACACAATGCAGGGCAAGAAGGGTCGAGTCGCGTTCATCACGGGTGTTCGTGCAAATGAATCAATGATTCGCTATCGCTCGTGCGTGCAAAAGCTCCACGAGAACTACATCGTGACGCCCTACAAGATGAAGAAAAACATACCTCTTCGGTTTGCTAAAGTTATATATGACTGGACAACCGATGATGTGCTTAAATTCATTACTGAGGAGCACGGTGCGTCGTACTGTGAGTACTATGACCTCGCTGCACTTACAGGGTCTAATACCCGGGTTGGTATACCTCTCCATGCTGTGGCAATTCGAAGACTCAATGATGTCTGCCGTACGGAGCCAGATTTCTATGACCGACTCTATGAATGCTTCCCCCACATCGACGCCCAACGGCGACTCTGGGCAGACTACGACCTAGATGCCAGAATCATGCAGTACGCATCTGGTGGTTGGGAAGGTGTTCGTCGTTGCATTGAGGAGAACGTAGTTACTCCTGGCCTCCGCAACAGAGCCATGGCTTACTGTTCAGAGTTCCGCAAGAAACACAACAAGGACCCGCGCTCTTACCCGTTGCATTGGTTAGTACGCAACCTTCTCATCCATGAGTTCAACATCAGTTCTGTGACCCCTATTGGGCCGGGCACTCGTGCATACACAATTCAGGCACAAATAGACGAGTCACTTGACCGATTTGATGAGATTATTGATAGCTGAAGGTCCGAGAAAAACCATCGCCTGAGAGACGCTTAGTGACCCGTTATCGCTTTCGGTAACAATCAACTCAACATCCGCCACAGTAACCCCAAGTGCTGCCGCCAAAGAAGCCCTAGTTCGTCCAATGTCCTGCTCGTATGATGCGATTTCTGTAGCAAGTTCATCGTGTATGTCCGCAACGTCCACAAAGACGGTTGGTTTGACAGCGAGCTGAGTTAGGGTTTCTTGAGCTATTTGCGCCTTGACGCACCCGGTGCATGAGATAGCGCTCGTGGACGCATGTCGCTTACGTATCTCCGTGTGTCCACATTCGAGTCTATGGAGATACTCAACGTTTCCCCAGCTTCCGGTCTTTATGATGTCAACGACATTACGCTGTGGCGCGCTCTTCTTATTAATCTTCATCGTCGTCAAACATATCAACGATTATGCGTGAGAATTCAAGAAACGCTGGGGTAATCCTAAAGAGAGGCTCACCGTCATCATTGTCTCCCAAATATTCAACAAGCCCGTTTTCAAGCATGAAAAAGATTTGCCACTCGGTTTCCCACTCGGCGTCATCCATCCACTCCATTCATCTTGCTCCGGCGCAGGCCTTCGGCAAGGAAATCGAGCACAAGCTGTTGGTTTCCATCACTAAATTCTACATCGCTACCTTCGGTTGCTTGATTCACAACGTCGCGCTTTGATTCGATAAGACCATAAATCTTTTCGTCGATAGTTCCCTCGGCAAGAATGTATGTGGACATCACTGAGCCTTTCTGCCCAAGGCGATGGCACCGACTGTAGGTCTGGTCAACATCAGCAGGTGTCCATGGCATTTCTACAAAGACAACATCCTGTGCTGCCGTGAGTGTGTGACCTGTCTTGGCAGCCTGAATCGAGAGCACCATCACGGGTGCTTCGTCAATGGATTCAGCTTGGAAGATGCGCTTGTTCTCTTCGACTTCTTCTACCTTCATGCCACCCTGAATTTTCAAGCCCCCATACTTCTTTGCAATGAGGTCGACAATTTCGCGGTGATGTGCAGCGACAACAACCTTGTCGCCACCGGCCAGCTTGCCATCAATCCACTCAAAGACTGTATCCATCTTCGCTTTTGCGGCTAGTCGGCGCAGAACAGAAATGCGAACTAGGTGTTCGTTTGACTCTGCTTTGATGCGGGCTACGACAGCAGCGGAATATGGAGACTTGCCGAGCTCTTTAGCCAACTCTTTAGCGCGATTGGCCATGTATTCAATAATGTCATCTTCGGCTTTGGTGTACTCGGCCATGGCTGTCGGGTTGGGCGCAACGACAATCTTTGAGTGGCGAACTGGCGGCAGCTCTTCGAGAACATCGGCTTTAATACGACGGATGTAGCACTGACTACGCAGCATGTCGTTGAGTTCATCAAGGTGAGACGAGCCGTCGATGTGCCACTGCCCGAATCTGTCACGGAAAGCCGCACAGTATCGTCGGTAGAAACCCCATAGGCCACCGAATTTGTTTAGGTTACCTAAGATGTCAAGCTGAGCCGCGTATTCGGCTGGTCGGTTTGTGATTGGCGTGCCGGTTAGACACAGAACTATTCCTTCTTTGGGAGCGGAACGCGCCATCTTTATGGCCGCCTTGGTACGTTTTGCTGTTGGCGTCTTTGCGTAGTGGCTCTCGTCATACACATATGACCGATGGCCCTTAAGATGGTTTTGCCAGTGGTCAATATTGCTATACCCCACAACGACAACATCATAAGTGCCCGGCTCCGGCAGGTCCTTGCGGTTTGTTACCGTTGCAACCCGTCTGTGTGGGAGCCACTTCTCGTACTCCTTAGCCCAGTTGAGCACCAGTGTCGGAGGACATACAACTACGGCTGGGTAGGAATCGTGAACGTATTCAAGAGTAGCGATGGCCTGCATGGTTTTTCCAAGCCCCATGTCGTCTGCGATAAAACAACGACGAGCATTGGCGGCATACTTAACTCCGGCTCGCTGGTACGGCAGAAGGTTGCCCTGCAGTCCTGGTATTTCGATTTCCGCATCTTTTGCTCGTGACGCCGCAATGGTTTCGTTTTTGCTCCGCTCCATAACCCCAGCAATAGCTCGAACACGTTCGGCTATGGGTTCATCGAACTTCTCTGCCCATGCGATGGCGTCGTGGATGGCAGCAAGCGGTACACGCCACGCTTTGGTTGGTGGGTGCCATGTTACTGATGGCAACGATTTAACCGACCGAACCTTTACCGGGTCGTAATTGAAACTTAGGTACACCCAATCATCGTCGACATAAACACCCTGAGCCTTGTTGGTTGACTCCGGCAGGTTGAACTTGAGAACTTCGTTATCGATTTTGAACCGATGTAGTTCGGCAAACACCCTGGCTTCATGAAGACTGGTCATCGGTATGCGCCATACTTTGGCGACCTTGTCCCACTTTGCCCCCGGCACAGCTTTCACCTGCGCTACTTGCTCAGCGTTATAAGGGAAGGACGCCGCTAGGTGGTCGTCCCATAAAAAGAGAGTGCTATCATCCATTGCGATATCAATTCTAATCCGCTAAGGAATAAAAAACAATGAGCGAAGAGCGTTTTTATGACCCTGAAGACGTAGCACGGTCTTGGACCGAACTGCACGTGGCTCTTAATGCTGGCTACAAAAATGACCCGCATACCATTGAGTACCTCGAACTACTCCAGGCGGTCAGATGGATGATGCCACGCCTCATGGCTTACATGTCAGAAGACATATGGTGTGCCGGGTGGCTGCAAAACTTGCACGAGGCTCTCTCTAAGCAGTTCCCCGCCATCGACGTTGCCGCAAAGCATTTGGGAAGTGTCTGTACCTACTGGGATGGCAACGACGACAACGAAGGCGAGTGGAGAAAGTATTAATCCTCGTCGGCAATGCGGTTACGCGCTTTAGCGTTTCGTCTCGAGATGCGCAGGTTGGCGTCTAGCCCCTTTGATGTTATTTGGTAGCTACCTGGCGATGTCTCGATTAAATACCCCAGACCAACAAGCTTCTTGATGGCTGACTGGAATGACTCTTTGCGCGGCAGGTTTCCCATCCTGAACTCGCAGTAACTATCATGTGTGAAATATCCGGGTGGACGGACTCGCACGGTAAAAGCTGCGTAGCTCAAAATGGTTTCGGCCCAGGAATTTCTTTGGATGACCTTATAAGGCACTCCATAATCCGGGTGGCGGTCCGACCAGAGTTTCTGTGTTGGCATATGTAGATTCTACGGCGACAACACAAAATAACAACTCCGGGGCTTCAAACAAGGCTCTTGTTTGGAGCCGGGACTGCGAAGCAGAAAAAACACCCAAGCAGGTTGCTGAGTTCGGGCAAAACAAAAGGGGCGCACCGAATAACGATGCGCCCCCGTGTTCGGGTATTTATCCAACCGACAATAAAGCAAAAACTGTCAAAGCAACCACAACGGCAACCATCTCACCCCCCTATCTCTGTTGTTGGGTCAAAATAAGGGTCGGGTACTGTCGTATCCCACGGGCAGGGATAGTGAAAGTACTCGCACTCAGGTATTTCCGTCTCATCTATGCTTGCGAGTTTGGAACAACCAAAAACAGCAAGAGTAAGAGTGAGCATTAGTAAACCCCAGCGCACGCACGAGCGTACGAAGTAGTACATAGCATTTCCTTTCGCTAGGCACTCCACCCACCCTGTACCTTACAAGCAACAAGGCACGATGTCAAGTCTTTCCGAAAAGAAAGTTGCGAAGCCTTCCGAAGTTCCAAGCCGAGCCAGCAACAAGCCGAAGCCGAAGAACAACTCCGTCGTCCAGAAGACTGACAGTCCCGTGCAGCTCTTCGAGCTTTACGGGGCTAACGCGGGCGGAAGAAGGGGGTGTGGCAAAGTTTGCCAACATAACACGAAAAACTCAAAAGTCAAGTTCGTGAAGTCGCCAAAATAAAGGATTTCGGGTTTTTCAGTTTCTAAAAAAATAAGAAAACCGAAAAACTGCCCGAAAGCCGATGCCATCTGAGGTCTGCCGCCCGTGCAACTCCCCGTGCGGCTGGCGCTCGAGAGCCCCGCGACTACCCGCAATAAACTGACGGTGGCGGAAGACGGGCTGAGATGTTCCAACTTTGAGCAACGCTAGACATCTAGAAAGGCTCAGGTTGGAAGCAGGGTATTTAGGGACACCATCAAGCCGCAAGTCGCCGAGACGGGCAGAGAGACGGCGATGCGAGGCGATTACGGGCAGCACAAAGCCGCCCCACGACTAAGCAGGGCGGCAAGTGGATTATCTACTAGACAGCAAGCAGCAAGAAAACAGCAACCGTCAAAATGACAGCGGTCACTCTACAATCTCATCGCTAGCGATACCCAAAGCAGCAAGGGTCGGGTGGTTGCGATGCTGATTACCTTCTGCATCAACCCACACAACGACATCACGGCGAGGTGGCTCTGTCCCACACGGATACTTGGCAGCCTTGTGCCAACCTTTACAGGCGCAGCGGTCACATACCGATTCCCACGATTCGGGGTCTTGCCACCATAGGTGAGTGTTGTAGTTGGCTAACATTTCATCAACCGTTCCGATAAAAGGTATCGGTTCGTTGATAGTGGTGATTATTTGCATACGGGCGAGTGTACTGAACAGCACAAGGAGTGTCAAGTGTTGTTTGTCACAGGCACGAGTTGGAGTCGCCGAAGTTCACGGTTTGTCTGGCGAACCAGACACGAGCATCTGGTAAATCAGCGGGGCTCACGACCTTCGTGATGGCACTTTTACGACGGTGGCGGAAGACGGGGAAAAGAAAAACCCGCCCCCTTTCAGGGACGGGCGGTTCTTAGTTCACGGCGGAGAACAACAAAAAAAGAGTAAACGCCGTAATGGCGATGCTCATTCAGTGGCTTCTTTCACTTCGTAGTTCATTTCTTGCCACGAAAGACTTTCATCTTCAGTGTTTGCAAGGCTTGTGATGTACGAATCTATTATTTCTTTTGCTTTTTCTTCGTTATCTGCATCAAACTCATCTATGTTGAGCGTGATGTTGGCATAAAACTTCATTTCCCCCCCTTCTTGCCTACAGGCTACAGGTGTCAAGCGCAAATGTCAAAGTGTCGTTTGTCACAGCCGAGCCTCAGGTCAGTCCGAGTTGCGCTGCGCCAGTCCGACTTCCGGGCCGCCGGGCCGTCCAGGGCCAGAAACCACGGAACAGTCCCGTTTCCCCGCACTGGGTAAACGGGGCTACCGCGGGGAAAACCCATCGCACGTACGACGGGTGAGCGACGGGGGCTTGCGCCAAGCAAAAAACTCCAAAGAACTTGACTTTCGCTTCGTTTTTGCCACTTTCCGTGAACTTTTTGACTTTCCGACCACGCAGAGTGAGCGTTTTCCAAAAAACAAAAGAAAACAAAGTTGATAATCCGATGTCGTACGTCGTGAGGAACTCAGATGCTGGACATCAACTGGGTTAGCAGCGGGGCTGATGACCCAGTCTCATTTACATTGACGGTGGTGGAAGACGGGCACAAAAAAACCCGCCACATTTCTGTGACGGGCTTTCGTTCAGATTGCCAACAATAAAAGAACTGCCAGCGCAACTATCAACGCTGTCATTCTTCTTGTTGTTCTTCTTTCTTTGGACATTCGCCTTGCTTGTGGAAGCAACCTTTTCCATTGAGCCAAATACACTCAACGCCTTCACCAATGATGGTTCCGCACCTACCACACTTTGTGTGACTAAATGCTTTTACTATCTTTCCTTGGGATTTAGCAAATCGTTTTGACTTTTGGACTTTGGTTTCTTCCGGATAGAACTCCGGCATAAACCCCTCCTTAGGTAATAGCAAACTACACCCTGTACGCCACAGTCGCAACGTGTCGTGTGTCACACCGAGACGAGCACGAGTTTGGCTTGACCGAGCAAGAGCGATGGACAACCTGAGCAACTCCGTCTGGCGATGCCATCTGGGCAGAAGTCCCGGACGGCCGTGCGGCCGCATCGGGGCTGCCAGGGACATCTGGCCAGAAAGCCGGAAGTTGGCCCTCTTCGCTTGCTTTTTCTCGAACTAAAAAGTAAAGTCGAGCAAAAATGACCACTCTCCGTGAGTTTTGACAAACTTTGACCACGCAGCGTGACTTTTTCAAAAAACAAACGCAGAAAATCCTCGAGCTGAGCGTGCCCGTCGAGCTGAGCTGAGCTTGATGGGGGCGGGGTAGCGGGGCTCTCGCCCCCATCTCACTTACTTTGACGGTGGCGGAAGACGGCGCACCACGGGCAAGGGTCAAGGTCACAGGCACACGGGCAAAGCAAAGCCCGCCGTGCGGGGGGCACACGGCGGGCTTGCTCGGTTGTTTTGGTTGTTGGTTACTTCCAGCAGGAAGCGGAATAGACGACTTCGCTCAAGTTGTCACAATAGACATCTGAAACTTGCGACTCCACAACGATTGAACCCTTCAGTTCTCCACGGGTCACAAGGCGCACACGGCGCACTGTGTAGGTATCCCACGGGTCTAGCACGACTTCCACCGCGCGAGATTCTCCGCAGAGCATCAACACGCCGACAGTCTCCATGCCTGAATCGTAAACCTTCGCCCACTTGCCACCGCACACAGCGAGAAAGTTCATCTTGCCCACTTGGGCTAAGACTTCGCCCGTATCGCACGGGCGACCTTCACGGTCTGAGCAGAGTAACGCCATAAGCGATAGGTCTGTTTTGGTTGCTTTCATAATCACCCCCTTACACCTGACAGGGTACAGGCAACACAGCACTAACACAAGTGGCGTTTGTCACACGACAGGCGAGGCAGTCCGAGCCAACCCCGACAGCCGAGCCGAGAAACTCCCACGGGCGCACGGGCGCAGGCGCACGAGTGCGGGCGGAAGTCCCGGACGGCCGCAGCGGCCCATCGGGGCTCCCAGAGAGATTTGACGGTGGTGGAAGAACTCATCGTGATGTGTCCCCGTCTTGACGACCTCACCCTTGCTTGTCTCTCAACGATGTGACAACTGCCACTTGTCATGTGTGCTTGACACCTGTACCATTCACCCCATGAAAGAGTTCTGTGGAGAAATCATCTACACCAATGCCGATGGCGACAATGTTCAGTCGGACATCTGTAAGCACAACACAGATGAGGTGACCGAGGGGTACCGTGCCTTCCTTCATGCCAACCTTGACGAATGGCTGAACAAGGCAAATGGTGAAGGCGCATTTTGGGTCGGCGACCCTGAATACTTCCGTAGTTGGGAGAAGGAATGAGCCACCCACCTATCTATTACAAGGTGCGTTCGTTCGTGAGGTTTGTCTTTTGGACAACTCTCATCGGCGCAACTCTATTTCTTATCGCATCTATCGGAGATGAGAAACAAGGCGTCCCTGACTGCGAGTATTTTCACTACCCGTGTGAGACCACGACAACTCTGTACGACCCATACGGGTACAACATCTACCAACCCTGAAAGACACAATGATTACCTGCGATACCTGTGGTGTAGAGCAACCGAACACACAACAAGACAGCCTTCCTGACGGGGGCTGGTCTTTGCCTATTGACCACTTCGGCTACTACGGTGGCTTTGACGACAATGTGGGCGTCCTACTTGGTAGCGATGAAAGTCGCTTTATCAGTATGTGTCACGACTGCGTTGTCAAACTTCTAGATGCTTTTCCGTTGCTCGGAGAGAAACTTCGTGGTGGCTGTCACCCGAACTTCATTCATCACGCTGACTTTGACAGTAATGATGACTGTACCCTTGACCCTTCATGCTGTCGCTGGGCTTGGGGTTGGAAAGGCAAAGAGACCTACATCGGAGACGGCAAAGGTGGCTGGGTGCTCGTATCTAAGGATACAAAGTGACTGCCATCATCGTTCTCGTTGCGATTGCGTTGCTGTTCGCACTCTAAAACAGCGTCTGCTCGCCGTTTGAGCCTTCTCGCTTACCACCACGCTTAGTCTCTGTTTCCACACAGATGGAATGAGCGTACTTGTGCTGGTTCTTCACACCCTTTATTCCTGTGTTGTTGTCTGAACGCACCCACGCCAACACCAACTTCATTGTTCCACTTTGCCCTGGCTGGACTTCGTGATTACAGAACTCACACACATAGCGAACGTACGACATCTCATAAATAATACCGGGCGGGGCTGCTAAGCGCAACGGGTTTGCTTTGACGGTGGTGGAAGAGGGCTGGTTGGGTACACGAAAAAAGGGGGGTCGCCCACCGTACTTGGCAGGCGACCCCCCTTCCGTAGGGGGTACGGTCTAGTTGTTCTTGGCGTTGGTGATTGTCTTACACGCCATCGTGAACGCCTTGAAGATGTCTGCGACAGTCCCTTCCATCTCGCCTTCCAACATCTCAGGCTCGTCATAGACAGGCAAGCCCTTGTCGTTGTAGCGATAGAACACGGTTGTTCCGATGGCTTGTCCTTCCCACGGATACAGACCCACGATAAGCCCTTCACGCACATCGCTTGTTGGGTTCGTCTTGTACTCTTCTTCGTACATTCCACGGCTCCAATCTTCGGGCAGGCTCTCCACCCCTTCGTGTGTTGGCTTTGCGTAGCCTTCTACGACATACGCAAGCCACTTCCATTGAACCGATGAGAACTGTGCCATCATCGTTTCAGCGAGTGCTGACAGCATCAACGGCAAGGTGTCGGTTGGGTGTCCATCGTTGTAGTCGGGTGCGATGAAGCCTTCGCCTGTCGGTAGTTCACCGAGCAGTACAGGTGGCGTATCGCACATTCCATTGTTGTCCACGCACATCTCGTACTTGACTTCCATCGCGCGAGCGATTACAGAAGCCAATAGTTCAGATGGTGTCTGTTCTTCTTCCATTTGTGTACCCCCCTATGGGTAGTTGGTGTGTATTACAAGGTAGAAGATACAGGCGATAACACAGTTTGTCAAGTGTCGTTTGTCACAGGCGAGACAGGGGTGACAGACAGGTGGCGAGTTGGCAGGTGGCGACGAAACTGAGTGGCGACGGCGCAGATGCGCCCGATAGCCCCGCGCTGCGATGCGACCGTCCGGGGCTCGCACCTTCCGACGGTGGCGGGAGACGGCGCACGGGCAGTCGTTGGGCAAGCAAAAAGCCCGCCCCCTTTCGGAGACGGGCAGTTCGCCGTGTTGTTCAGTTGTTAGCGGTCTGGATTAGGCATTGCCTTCACCGTAAAAGTTCCGCTTGCATCGTGGTGAGAGAGGTGACAAGTAAGCACCATTGTTTCGGGGTCAAGCGTGTAGCGCAATGACCATTCCGAACGAACGGTAATACTTTCCAACAACTTCATCGGCGTATCGGCGTGGAAAATACCGTCAAGCCCACCACTCCACAATGGGAATCCCTCAATGCGCCACCAAGTGTCGCCTTCGTGAAGTTCCTCATTATGGGCAATGAGCGTGTTGGCAACCTCAGCGAACAAGTCTGTCGCAAAGTCCCACTCCACTTCGTCTGAAGTGTTGCTCACCTCTTCCCACTCAATGACAGAATCAGTCATGATTCCCCCTTTTGTGAGTTGAGAATCTAAGACTACAAAGTTAGTAGCCACTTGTCAAATAGTTATTGTGTGACATTAGCCACTTGCGAACAATGCGATGAGTGCGATGACTACAACAATAGAGACTAATGACATGGGCATACCTTAGTGGCTGTCGGCAAGCAACGCAACCCGATGTCGCCGATGTCGCCGATGGCAACACAGATGGGGCGGAAGTCCCGGACGGGATTTTTGTCCCGCGGGGCTCCCACAGGACTTTGACGGTGGTGGAAGACCCTTCTCCCAGTCTGAGACACTTTCCCCCAGTTAGTCTCACGAGACAGTCGCACCAAATGTGTCTCACCGAACACCTGTTCTGTGACAAATGACACTTGCTAACTGTGCTTGACACCTGTACCCTTCTATGTGGGCAACCGACCCAACTAGCCTACGAGTTCGCAAGCGACCTGCCCGTAGGGGGACTAGAAGGGAAGGGGGTATGTCGTAGGGAAGGCACACCCGCCCACTCAACACCTAATAGATAAGGGGAACGGAATGGGAATGGACGTATTTGGGCAAGACCCAAAGAATGAAAAGGGCGAATACTTCCGCAACAATGTGTGGTGGTGGCGTCCCCTGTGGGAGTTCTGCGAGTTTGTCGCACCTGAACTTACGAGCATGGTTGAGAACGGATACTCCAATGACGGAGACGGGCTTGACGGAGAAGATGCGAAGGAACTTGCCAAAGTTCTACGCAAGAGCCTGCGTGACGGAACGCTGGACAACTACGAGCAGACACGCAACGAGTGGCTTGCGTCTTTGCCTATTCGCCCCTGTGTTCATTGTCAGGCGACTGGTAAGCGCACTTGGTACACCAACCCCGACAACAATGGCGACTACACGCCTTCTGTGGAATACAGCATTGCGGAAGCCTTTGCCAACGAGATAGCCACCGAAGGTAATGGTTGTTTGCCGACCTACACACCTGTTGAGAAGCCCGAAGGCTGGCTGGAAGAAACCAAAGAATGTAACGCCTGTGGGGGAACTGGCGGTCAGCAACACTTTGCGAAGAACTATCCGTTTGACAAGAAGAATGTCCGTGAGTTCGCTACTTTCTTAGCAAACTGCGGTGGCTTTCAGATTTGCTAATGAAACGCATTGACCAACTCGCAAACGAATGGGTGAAGGGCGCACTTGCTGGAAAGCGGGTGCGCCTTATCCGTTGCTCAGACCCATACACGAAACTACAAAGTGGTGACGAAGGCGTTGTGGACTACATTGACGACATGGGTACTGTTCATGTCAAGTGGGACAACGGCTCATCACTCGGTCTAATACAAGGAGAAGATACATGGACATACGAGTAGACCTCGCCAGTTGGCGATACTGGACAGATGAAGAAATAGTGGAAACGCTTTACGAGCATTACTACACGCTTGCCTCAACGGGGGAACACGCTGTCATGGCTGTTCTACACGACATCACCAAGCACCGTTTCTTCCACTATCACTTGGTAGATGACGAGCGCATGGGTCTTATCCTTGTCAAGTTCGCCCGTGAACTGGAAGATAAAGGGCAGATGTCTGTCCCCGCTATGGACTTCTACCGTTCTCAACAGACCGACAAGGGATAGTCTTTCCTACCCCTGTCACGCTCAACCCCCTGTTTCGTCTCACGCTGGCGAAGCAGGGGGTTTTGCTTTGTCTACCATCACGGCCATCAGCGCAGCGGCCATCAGAACTATCTGGCCTAAATAAAACCCGCCGGGGCTACCGACCCCCGTCTTCACTACTTTGACGGTGGTGGAAGACCCTTCGTGGGGAAGTTCGGGGACAGCAGAAAGCCCCCACCTGCCGAGGCAAGTGAGGGCTAACTGTTGGAAGTGGGTTGTGTGGTTTAGTTGTTCTTGGCGAGAAGTGCGTTGAGAGCAGAGAGCAAGGCGTTAGCGAGTGAGCCTGTTCCGTTGCCTTCGTCTGTCACGAGGTCGTCAGGGTCAGTCTCAAAGGCGAGAGCCGACCCCATTTTTCCACCACGCTCAACGCACGAGCAAAGGCGTACACGCTTGCGCTCAGGGTGTGCGCTTGGTGCGCCTTCTACTTCTCCGTTGTCACCGAGTGGCGCAGCCCAACCTGTTGTGATGATGCCAATGCCTTGGTCGTCTTCTTTGAGCGACTGAATGTGTGGAAGGCTCTCCAACGCTTCGTAAATGTCTTCTGCTGTTGCGAGAAGACGGAAACCGTCAGCGCAGTATGCGAACAGTATCGCCTGTTCCATAGTGAAGCCTTCGCCCCCTTCCATAGTGAGTGTGCGCTGGGCAAGTTCTGCCATACGCACAGGTGATGATGTGGTCATCTCTGTCCCCTTTCGTGGGCTAGTAGGTGATTACAAGTTACAGAGTGTAAGGCACAATGTCAATGTGTCGTTTGTCACAGGGATTAGTCGGACACATCACATAGGACACATCACAGTCGGACTAACCCCAAACTTTGAGCAAGTCCAAACTTCGGCTGAACCAGATGCGACTTCTGGGGCGACATCTGGGGTGACAGCCCCGCGAGCCGTCTTCGCCCAACGGGGCTCACAAGGCTGACGGTGGTGGAAGAAGCCCCCTGCGCCCGTGCGTGTGTGCGCCTGCCCGTGCGTGTGCGTACCTGTGCGCCTGCCCGACCCTGTGACAACAGACACAGAAGAAAGATGTTGTGTGAGTGTTGTGCCTGTGCCTTACACCCTGTATCTTTCACCCTGTACCAAACAGCCCGATGGCAAGGTCGGTAGGCGTGTGACAAACGACACACAGAAACCTATTGACAACTACCATTGACACCTGTAAGGTACACATTGTCACTTTGACACCTACCAAGAAAGAAGGAAATGCCGTGACACACTCAGTAGAGCAAGCAACACGCCTGTACCTGTTGGCAAAAGAAGCCAGCGCACAGGCAGAAGCACAAAAGAAGGAAGCAGAGCAGGCGTTGCGTGAAGCACTCGCCATCGCAGGCATCAACACAAGCGTTGTGGACGGCATCAAAGTCGCCATCGTGGACGGACAGCGTAAGTCCTATGACGCAGACAAGTTGGCGATGCTCGTGAAGCCTGCCACCTACAAGAAAGTAACCAAGCCCGTAGTGGACGGTGAAATGTTGGAGAGCGCAGTTCAGGTGGGCATCGTCTCACAAGAAGTCGCAGACACCATCACAAAGGTCACCACCTACTCACAGGTGCGTACCACAGCCATCTCGCCTGATGCGAAGGCAAAGTCCAAGTCCACCGACACAGCGCAGGTCGCCTAGTCACAAAGTCTCGTGTGGGGTGGGAGACACGGCAGATGCTCGCCCACCCCACATAGAGAGCCATTAGAAATGATGGCTAACAAGGTTGTGTGCCACTAACAATGTGGCTACACTTCACACCCACAACAAACTCCCACGAAAGGGGAAACCAATGACAAGTGTCCAAGACACAACAACCACACTTCCTGCCTGCTGGCAAGAAGTCAATGATGCGCTGGAAGCAGGCATAGACCGTCTCATTCTGTTTGGAGTGCCAGGAACAGGCAAGACATTCGCAGGCTTGACATACGGCAACACCGAAGCAGGCGCACACCGTCTCATCTGTACCGATGACATGACCAACGCAGATGTAACAGGTTGCTGGCAACCAAATGACCACGGCTCGTGGTCGTGGCTGGAAGGCTCTGCTATCCGTGCGTGGAAGGGCGATGGCAACACAGGTGGTCGTCTCGTTATTGACGAGATTGACAAGGCAGGTGGCGATGTGTTCGCAACCTTGCTGGCGATGACAGACAGCCCTGAAAGCGCAAAGTGGGAACACCCACAGACCCGTCAGGTATTGCGCCCCAACGCAGGTTTCAGCGTGGTGATGACCACGAACATTGAGCAGATGAGCGACCTACCAATGGCACTCAAAGACCGTTTCCCCGTCTGTATCCGTATCAACGAGCCACACCCGTCAGCACTCGCCCGTCTGAGCGAGGACTTGCGTGACTACGCCCGTCAGATGGCAGACGCAGGCGAACGCCGTATCTCTCTCCGTGCGTTCTACGCCTTTGACCAACTGCGTACAGCACTCGGAACAAAAAAGGCGGCGCAAATGGTTTTCCGTGACCGTGCTAAGAGCGTGGTGGACGCTATCGCTATCAACACAATGACCCCACAGAAGTAGGGCATTGTGAGCAAGTCAAACGGAACGCCGATTACGGCGAACATCGCTCAGGGTACTACGCCACAGTACCCTGAGCCTGAGATGTTGTCTCGTGGAGACAACACAGCGAAAGACGCAGAGAAGCGTTGGAACATTGTCAATGTCCAACCCAAGCGTGGTGAACCAGCAACGGAAGTCACCTTGCGTGAGATGCGTGTGCCGATGTACGACACCGAACATTCTCGCGTGATACGAGCGCACGAGATGACACACGCAAAGGTGTCACCTACGGCGAAGCAGTTTGAGAAGTGGGTGGCTCGTGGCTACGCCAAAGCACCTACGCTCGTAGTGTGCGAGGAACTGCGTGTCAATGTCCTGTGTTCTTACGCAGGATTTGAGCCAACAACTCACCTTTCAGACGGAAGCGAGTATCTCGCAGGAAAGCGCACAGCAGAGGTGGGCGACTTTCTCTCGTGCGTGATGGACGCTATTGCGTTTCGTGGCACGGCAGGATACGAACAATACTTGCGTGGTGTCGCACAGCACGAGCCATCGTGGGTGAAACTGTTGGAGACGATTTCCCACACAGGCGAGAACTACTTTCGCTCTGTAATGGACAACCAGCGTTCTACTCCATCACTCCACGCCACTCACTCTCGTCTCCACCTGTCAGGATTTGGCTATGTGGAGAACTACGCAAAGTGGGTAGAGGAACAAGTCGGCGCATTGTGTGACAACCCCACAGGAAAGCCACAGCCACAAAAAGAGGGCGAAGGCAAAGAGGGCGAAGGCGCACCGTCAGGCGAAGTCAAAGATGAAGATGGCAAGTCTCCGACAGAGAAGGCAAGCGAGAACTTCACACATGACCGTTGGGGTCGTGGAACTATCCCGAAGAAAGGTCGTGCGACCTTGTGGGAAGAACTGCGTATCTCCACACCAGCGTTAGAGCGTAATGTGATGGGTGCTATCGGACGCAAGCGTGTCTCATCGCAGACAGGGCGTAACCCACGCCGTATGTCTCGCCTACTCACCGACCCTGAACGCCGTATCTTTGACCGTACTGTGAAGGGCGCAGGTGGCGTGGTACTCATTGACACGAGTGGTTCTATGTCGCTGGAACACGATGAAGTGATGGAGATGGTGTTGAGCGCACCGTCAGCACTCGTGGCGCAGTATTCAGGTGGGCGCAGTAGTCGCCCGAACCTGTATGTGGTCGCCAACAAGGGCAAGTGCGTGAAAGAACTTCCGTCACCGAACGGTGGCAACGGAGTGGACGCACCTGCCTTGCGTTGGGCTATCGGAAAGCGTCAGCGCAATACTTCCCCTGTCATTTGGGTCACCGATGGTGGGGTCACAGGCAAGGGTGACAGTTGGGGTGAGGACTTAGTGATGGAGTGCGTGGCACTCATCAAGCGTCACGGTATCTACACCTGTGAGACACCTGAGCAGGCAGTCACAATGCTGAAAGCCATGTCAAAGGGCGAGAAAGTGAAGTCCATCGTTCCGTCACACATGAAAGGTGTGTACGAGAGCGTGACAGGTCACGAACTCACCTATCGCTAGACCGTATCGGGCAGGTTCGCAGTAGTGAGCCTGCCCGATTGCGTGGCGAGTGGGTGGCATTTCCCCCTTTCAGCCACTCACTCGCCTGAACTCGCCCCACAGGAAGCCCGTAGAGGCACGAAAGACACCCGACCCGTATGGAAGGTACGGGCAGAAAGAAGGAAACAATGGCAAAGTACCGTGTTCAGGTCATGGTCGGCGTAGATGTAGAAGCCGACACAGATGGCGAAGCGATTAGCGAAGCGATACAGAAGGTGCGTGGCATTGTGGGTGATGACCCGACACAGCCACTACCGAAAGAAGCGTGGGTGACAGGTATCGCACTCGCAGACCCAACGCACATTGACAGCACAGCAGTCGCAGGACTGATGGTGTTCCGTCAGTCCGAATAAGACGAGGACAACTCTTTGACGGTGGCGGAAGAGGCTTAGTCGAATACCTTTTTGTCGTAAAGGCGCAAGGCATTTACGGCAAGGGCAGTCATAGCACACTTCCAATAAGGGGCGTTCCATTCTGCGATGTCAGCAGAACGAACAAACCACAACACAACCCAAAGAATACTTCCATAAAAAGAACCCGCTATCCCTACTCCGCCTAAAGCGATAAGTAGAGATGGTCGTGGTTCTTTTTTTACTTCAGGGTGTCTAGGCACTAGCGGTTTCCCGATGTCCCATGCGATTTAGGATTTGATGAACTCGTTGCCTTGACAAGCCGTATTCGTCTCCGATGCTTTGGAGTGACTTGCCAGCCTGACGCATAGCGACCATCTGCTTGTCACGGTCAGGGTTACCCATCGGTCCAGGCTTACAAGGACCCCATGTCCAACCAGGGAAGTTTTCCATCTGAGCCATGCGTTCCATCTGAAGCGTTCCAGCGCGGTACTTGATACGCACATAGGTCACCCACGACCCCAGCGATACCGTCTCGCCGTCCACTAAACATTTGTACGAGGTCGGTACGAGTGCTGTGCCGTTCTCGGCAACATAGGCGGATAGTGCTTGAATGTTTTTGTCCCATCGGTTCATACTCTTGACACTACTCGACCGGCTGCCGGCTGCGGCGGAACCCCAGAAGCCCCGCGGGGCCGCTGCCGGTAACGGGGCTACAACCAGACGGTGGTGGATGACACGTGGCCCTCGAGAAAAGTTTGGCCTTTCGTGTTGTGTTTGTCAGGTGTACTGGATAACTTTTAGGTCACCACTACAGAAAAGGAGAAGCAGTGGAAACCTATGACAAACAGCAGGTAGAGAAAATCAAGCCTGAGACAGCACGTGGTGAAGTCGGCGTGCTTTCAATGGAAGGGCTAGACGTCGGCGTGAAGATTGCTGACGTGCGTGTCCGCTTCGGACACATTGACTATCTCGTCAAGCCACTAAACGGCAAGGGCGAGGTATGGGTGGAGCGCCACCGTGTCAAAGTTATGGCGTGACCAAAGTCACAAAATAATCTAGCAGTAGCCACTTGCAAAAATGGCTAAGTGGGGTGTAGCGTGCACCCCACAACTACTAACTACTAACTATCAAAGGGGAACACATGTCAGGCGAACTGACCTACTGGAACTGCCACAAGTGCAAAGACACTTGGAACCCGTACTACGGGATGCTGAGCATCAAAGACGATGTCAAGCCCGCAATCATCATCTACACCTGCATCAACTGTATGCCAGACGACGAAGAAGAGGAATAAACAATGAAAGAGATTCTTATCAAACTGTCGGTACCAGACGAGGTAGACCCGTACGAGGTGCTGAACTGCATGATTGACGATTTCTTCTATAGCAATCGCAACACAGAAGATTTTGGTCCACACATGGAAAACATCACCGTCGAAATCATAAAGGGGGAAGAATAATGGCAACTCGTTCAGTTGTTGCACGCCAGTTGGAAAACGGCGAACTAGAGGGGCGCTATGTCCACTGGGATGGATACCCCACACACATGATGGGCGTTCTTTCCGAGTTCATCCGTCGTGACGGGTACGAAACAACATGTCGTGTCCTACTTGACGAACATAACGGCTGGTCTTTCCTTAGCCCATTTCAGCAAGAAGATGACGACACGTTCGGCAACCACATAGAGATAAAAGAATACTGGGGCAAGTATTACACCGATACGCCAAACGAACCGTTCATAAAGACGTTTGAAGAAGCAATCGAGTGCTATGCGGAATACATCTACGTCATCGTCGCTAAAGAAAACGACCCTGTAGAGATTCACTGTTACAGCCTTGACTACGGCACAGTGGAGCCAAAAATTATTGAGAAGGTTTTATGCAATCACGAGTACGACTCGTATTGCGCAAACTGTGGAGTGGATGCATGAGCGATTACAACGGATGGAAAAACCACGCAACGTGGAACGTGGCCTTGTGGCTAATGAATGACGAATTTTTGTACAACATGGTCATAAGCCTTGATAAGGAAGTGACGTACCGTGATTTCGCAACTAACTATCTTGTGTACACGTCAGCAGGAACCCCAGACGGCGTAGCCTGGTTAGACGAATCGCTCGACTATGAAGCGCTAGATGAAGTGTTGCAAGAACAATGAGAGCGGTACACAACATTCCCATCCCCGCTGATGTTTGGGAATTCCCGATACCTGACAACTGCACGTGTGAAGAAGAAATGTGTAACGCGTGCATAGAAGTAGAAAAACAACTAGAGAAAGAGTTGCTCATGACGCCTGAGGAAATCATCAAGGAAATTATTCGCATTGTGCGCATCGACGGAGAACTAGCGACCGACGGAGAGTGTCTAGAAATGGTCAGCGACCTGCTCGACAAAAATGGCTACGGACCTGTTTACCCAGCAATCAATCGCACAGGTGACCTAGGCGAATATGGAAATGAGTACAAGTGAAGATTTCTGAACTGAAAGCGGCCATCAATGAGATGCATGACGACGACGACGTCTTTGTGCTCTTGTTTGACAAAGAGTCGTTCGACTTTGACCCCGACGACGAAATGTGGTTGCCTGCAGAAAAGTGGGCGATGATTGTTTCAGAGTTGGAAGATGTTTCCTTCAACAGTTTGCGTGGCGAAGTCTTCGACGCTGTTCTGGAGTATGGAGTGATGAAAGACGAGCCTGAAAATGGATGACATCTACGACGAGATAGTCATCGCTGCAGCGCTACTACAAGAACGCATCTCGCATGCGGCCGCCTTGGCAGTGACTGACAAACCTTTCTCACCCGAAGACGTCTCGACAATCCTCTCGAGCGTCGAACGTTTCCTTCTGGCCCTGGAGCCAGTGACACTCCCACTGCCAAAAAGCGCTGACAACTCTTTTACGGTGGTGGAAGAGGTTGTAATTACATAACTAAGTAGCTACTATGACTCACCAAATGCTGACACGTGAATTGACTCTCAAGGAAACCCTCCGTGAACTACCGCGTTTCGAACTCCCCCCAGTAAGTCGATTTAAACTCGGCAGCCCTTGTCGTTTTATTCGCTGCCTCGACATCTTTGTCCACATCTTTATCCCCGAGGTTGTGGAAAAGATTCTCCCGCGCTTTGCGCGCTACCTACGTAACACATCTCCCCGCTGGGGCCGCAGCTGGCGGCACTGGTAACTACAGAAAGGAACAACATGTTTGATGACATGCCCAACCCATATGAAGACCTCTATATCTGGGACTCCCTGGAAAAGAAGGGGTTCCCACTGAGCCCCCAAATCCGCTGCGTGCACCTCGACCACCCTGGGCGTCGTGAAATTATCGCTGCTGGGACCGTCGACGAGATTGAAGACCTCATCGATGAAGCTGGCCAGCTGCTGAACGATTGCATGCTCGAGGTACTTAAGAGCTTCGTCAGCATCATGTTCAAGGTCTACGCAGACCAGCCAGACGAGAAACGTCATGAAATTCTGCAGTACATCCGCAGCCTGGCAGGCGAACAATAATGGCCACAGTGATATTCGCTTTGGCCGTCGTAGCGCTATTCACCTGCAGTTGACAAAAATGGTGCTACCATCCCGGACCATGTCTAAGAGGTTCGCATGGAAATGCCCAAAGTGCAGCAACAAGGTGGAGTTGATGGTCTCTGTCTCGACTCCACCTGTTTGCGCAAACAAGAAGTCTCACACTGGAAAGCCCCAGACCATGGAGCTCCTATCTGGCGGCCCTGGTGCCATCCTGGAGAAGAAACCCACCAAAAAAGGTTCCTAGTACAACTCTTTTACGGTGGCGGAAGAACTAGTATTACCGCATGAACACATTAACTAACCCCATCGAAACCTGGAATGACGCGGCCGCAGCGGCTGTCGAGAAGATAATGGACTTCCCGAAGCAGCCTCCCGCGATAGTTATCGCCGAGCTTCGTCTCGCGTTTACCTACCTCGAAGAAGACTTCTCGCGTAACAAGGAAAGTGAGAGTACTTCTCTTCATTGGGCCGGCGTCGGCCGCACGGCTTACCGCTATGCAACGAACACTGGAAATAGCTTTACACCGCAGGAGCTAATTGACACGCTAATCCGTAAGCAGCGCGATTACGGCCACAACAACATTCTCCGCTTTGGGACCTACGGCGTCATCGTGCGCTGCCATGACAAGATTGCACGCCTCGAGCACCTCATCCTAAAAGCTGCAGAGCCCCAGAACGAATCGATTAAAGACAACATCCTCGATGTCGCCGGCTACGCAGCCATCGGCATAATGCTCAATCACGGCTGGTTCGAAAAAGAACTGGTGTGAGGGGAGCCCTAGTGCAGCCAACCTACCCACAAGCTGCAACTAGGACTCTTAACCCTCTAGGAGGGAAGGGGACCTCCCGGGGAATAGAGTACACCATTACGAACACATGTTCGGGGATGTCGGGGCTGTCGAGCCCGCAGCGCTGGCTAGCATTTGACGGTGGCGGAAGAGCTCAAAGAAATTCCCACATCATGGTTGCGTGACCCACTCGAGCCTGCTACGCTCACCCCCTACATACGAAGGCCGGCCTAAAACCTTCAGTAAACGTTGCCCAAAATCCAGCAACGTTATTTGTGCTGCCCTAATTCATTTTTAGTACTCTTCTGCCTCGTGGGAGGGGGGACTATAGGGGGGTGGGTAACAGTACTGAACAGTAATTGGATTCTAAGACATCAGCTAGCGCTGATTGTGTTAGAACCGTAAATAGTAAATAGATTAAGTCTTATGAGTAAGATAAGTCTTAATTAGTACTACAACTCCCTACCAATATGTTGTAGTACTAATTGTCGGGTAGAAGGAGTAATTGATTTTGGCGCACAAAAAATTGTCGGGTAAAAAAGTTCAGGTAGAAAATCTCCCATACTTTTCTTCCGTGACAGAAAGTTCCATACTCGAGGTCTTTACTGTTTGGGTGGATACATTTTGGTCGGGTCGCGGCCGCCGCCCTGAATTGACCCACAGCCGCCGCCAGGCCATCACACGCGGCATCGCCGGCCACGGAGCACAGAAAGCCATCAAGGCAGTACTGGGATGCTCTCAGTCCGAGTTCCACATGGGTGGGAATGACCTCGGCAAGCAGTACACGTCACTCGAGCTCATCTTCCGCGATGATTGGCGTGTCAAGAAATTCGCTAGTATGTACAAGCCGACGGTGGAGGAAGAATGACCAAGGACGAAGTAGTCAAAGCAGTAGAACTTCTCTACTCGCACTGGAACGACCGCCTGCCTAGCTCAGATGCCCCCAAGAAGGCTGCTCTGCGCGCCTGGGCTGAGTTTATTCTTGACCTGGAGTACGCCGCCGTCGTACAAGCCATATCGACCGCAGCCCTGCACGACACGTACATGCCGCGTCCAGGTCAGATTCGGAAAGCCGTACTGAAGGCGTGCAGCCAATTGCCGCCGGCTCCCTCTCCTGTCGAAGCGTGGGGTCAGGTCCGCTCACTGTCAGAATCAGTGTCCTCTGGCACCTACGCTGAAGATAAGTATCATCCCTGCGTGCTCGCCACCGTACGCCTGATGGGAGGCATATCCTCCGTCGCAGTGAACACCAATGGAGACCGAACATTCTTCTCGGAAGCCTACCAGGAGCAAGTACGTGAATGGGAAAAGCTCCACTACAAACTGATTCCGTAAAGTAATCTCTTGCCATGCGCAAGAGGATGGGTAGGCCGCCACAGCACGCGGCCGGCGAAACGACGATAACCATGCGCGTCTCCGCCGACATCAAGAACCGGATAGTCGACATGGCAGACGCCTACGACATGACAATCACGGAGTATCTCTTGACGCTCGTGGATAAAGATGTCTCGGACACCCCAGCGCGCTGAGCTACCAGACGGTAAGTACAACCTGGTTGTCCAAATACCGGGCTGGCTGAAGAACGCCATACTCGACGCCTGTGGCGAAGCACGGATAAACCAGTGGGTCTCGACGGTGCTGTATGAAGCAGTACGAGAATCCCGGGGGCTGCCACCCGCGCCGCCACCCGCCGCACCAAAGCCGACGACCGCTGACCAGATTCGCGCCTACATGGTGGGGGAAGTAATACTCCAACCGTGCGGGAAGACTGACTGCGAGCCGGTGTGGGAGGAACTACAAAACATGCAGTTCTGCCAAAAATGCGGCGTCAGGGGAACTTAGTTCAATCGCCCCACATTTGACTTAGCGTCGGCCTGATTGCTCCTACACCCCTACGCCTCTGTTCCGCTGCTAGCTGCCTGCTAGTCATCCCTGCCCATATGCCGTGCATATCCGCCACAGGGAACTCCAGCGCATTGTCCTTATGCCCCTTCGGGAACATCTCGTTCGTACGTCCCTTACAGTTTGCGTAGAACATCCACCCGTTATCTTGTATATCACGTTCTGATGGAGGCTCAGGTACTTCTAATCCATCATTTTCATCGGGTACTTCTAGTTCCACTTTGACCTTTCGGCTTGGTGGTAGGTTCTTGTATATGGGTTGAGTATGGAGCCCCAGTTCCAGGGTCATACTTCGCAGCAATAGCAATAGCCTTTAGGGCTACCCTCTTCGCCTGCTGCAGTTCTAGCTTCTTGCCATTCACCAATACCTGTAAGGCTCCTAGGGCATACTGTGCCCCACTACCTATGGCAAACAGGCCAGATGAGTCGATAATCCATGAATAGTCACTGTCCACGATGTACAGAATCCCGTTTACGGCAACCATGATGGTTGAACCGTGTTCGGCTACATGTTGGCTTGAGTCCCTTTCGGGTAAGGAATATCCGTGTTCATCAAAGCATGAGCGTAGTTCGGGTATGAACTTTAGGGTCATGAAGGCGTCTAGCTTCTTCCCGGTACCCACCGGTGGCGGTGGTGGAACAAAAGCATGAGTCAACAGATTTATTGCTCGTAAGTCCCCAGCAGCACCAAGTAGGAACTGCTTCGTATTGGCAATCTTGTTA